GTTAAATGGACTCCGTTCGCAGCGATGCCGGAGCAATTCGCTGGTATACGTGAAATTATTAAAGAAAAGACGAAGGTGGAACGACCTACATTAACCCCGGATGAACAAGAACTGATTGAGAACATGCTATTATGTTCGTTGCTTTCTGAAGAAGAAATAATGATTACATATTACGAAGGTGGATTTTTACTTACTAGCTATATGACTGTCGTGGATATTGATCCTCTGAATAAATCTATAATTTGTACGGATGCATTTTACAATAATATGACGTTGAAATTTATCGATATTATTGATGCTAAATAAAGGAAGCCGCCCAACAAACTGATTTTTATGATGGATTCAAAATATATGTTTAAAAATATTTATCAAGATGGAGACAAAATCATGTAAATATTTAACTACTACTATGGTATATTTATTATTGTAATAATCTAATACAAATTATTTAAAGGGGAATAGAATACAAATGACAAATGGGATTGGTATACGTGTTACTCCAACACAAATATTCTATACAATTATCGATAATGAAGGCGATTATGAAAATGATATTCTTATTGTACCAGCTTCTCTAGATGATCCACGAAAATTATCTTTCATAAGAACAACCTTAATATCTATAATCAGTGAATATAAAATAACTACGGCCGGTTTAAGAACAGCAGAAGGAGTAAATAAACTAAATATTAATTTATTCCGTGTAAATATTGAAGGTGTTATACAAGAATTGTTTTCTAACAGTACTGTAGAAACATATTTTTCTGGTACCCTAACTTCTATAGCATCCCGACTTAAAACTACAAACAAACTAATTAAAGAATGTTGCAAAGGGGAAAATAATTTATTTCAAATAGATGAATGGGATAGCATGAATCAAAATCATAGAGAAAGTTTATTAACCTGTTTAGCAGCTATTCGTTCTAATTGTTAGGAGAGAGAATAATAATGACTATAGACAATCCTATTCCAATGCTTCTACAAGTAGTGGTTTTAGAAAACATTGGTGACGAAGGTAAAAACTCAGATGTTTGGATAGTAAATGATACTCAATTGGAAGAAACTTTAGTTCTAAAAGAAATAACCAAAGAGTCCTTAGATATGCAAAATATACAAAACTATTTTTTAGAAGCACAGATATTAAATAATGGAAAACATCCGCATATCATGCCCATTCGTTATGCTGCACAAGACGAGAAAAAAATTTACTTAACTATGCCCTACTATAAAAATGGTTCTCTAAATAAGAGAATGGATACTTACACATTGAGTGTAAGGGATATTATAAAATATTCTTTAGATTTTTTAAGCGGGCTTTTATACTTACACATAAAAGGTTATTTACATCTAGATATTAAACCTACAAATATAATAATTAATGACTGTGACCGAGGAATATTGACTGATTTTGGTTTGTCCCGATATTTAGATGAAAATGGAATGGCCGATCAGCCTTTACAATATACCATGCACACTTCTCCAGAATCATTTAATGCAGCTGCGAAGACAATATTTGATGATATTTATCAAGCTGGCTTAACCTTATATCGACTTTGCAATGGAAATACGAATTTCCATAATCAATTCCAATATTTACTTAAAGAATATGATGGTGACAGAGATAAAATTGTCAACTGCATTCAAAAGGGAAAATTCCCAAATCGTAGATATTATTTACCCCACATTCCTAAAAGAATGAGGACACTTATAAATAAAGCTATACATATCGATCCTGATAAACGATACCAAAATGTATTAGATATTATCAATGCCCTTAGTAAAATTGACGAAAATTTAGATTGGACATATAATTATAATAACGAAGAACGAACACATGTATGGGTTTGTGATAACCAAAATTCTATTTTAACGTATACTATAGCATACGATGAGAAACAATTTATAACAAAAGGTCAGAAATATACTAAGCATAGTGAAAGAACCACTAACATCTCTAATATACAAGGGAAATTTGATACACTTCACCAAGCATTTCAACATCTAGAAGGTAAATTTTGAAAATAGCCAGTGATCCTATAGACGAGGAGGTATGTAATATGATGTTAAAAAAATCAACAAATTTGTCCCGAAGAAACATGGCTAATAAACATCAGAATAAACCTTTACAAAAACGTCTTAAGTCTGCTAACATTATTGACCTACGTAATAATCACAAATTGATAGATATGGGTAATGGCTATACTAAAGTCATACCAATTGACCCAAATAAACGTTTCACCTAAGAAATCCGGTTCCTTTAATTAGGAACCGGATTTCATTTTCACTTCACATACACATAGGCTTTATTAGCTGTTACATAGTATGTTTTACCTTTGCTATTGTGTACTTTATATTGTGACGATCCATTGACATTTACTTTCACATCAATCGTAAATCCTAACCCTACATCGACAGAACCAGCAACATCTTTATCCTGCCAAGATGGAGCATCATAGAAACGTAGATTGTTAATTTTTGAAACAACACGCTTTCCTTCAATAGAAGAATCCACTGTACTATTAATATCACCGATATTTTTTTGAGGTTTCCATATTAGCGTTATCTACTTGTTTAATTCTGCTTTTTCAAGTGACATATCAGCGATATTTTATGCCTATTTCGTATAGGTGTTAGCAAGTTCGTTTGCAAACTTGTTAGCACTTTTTTGTTTAGATAATTCACACATCATACTTAGTTGCCAGTTGTTCCAATTTCTTTTCCCTATATTTTGTAATCATGAAGAAGAGGATATTAGGACAGAAGAAAACCCTACTGATTAATTGTTAGCAGGGTTTAACTTAACTTAATAAAGAAAACATTTTTTATAGGTTATATTTTTATAAGAAATATGCATCAATTATATTTTCTTTAGGTACAATTGTATAATCCATTAAACGCATAATCGGATTATCTTCCTCACTCCAGTCACTAGATATATAATTTCGACTTAAGAAGTAAATACAATATTGAAGCAGTAACTTCTTCTTTTTTTCAACACTTAGCTTTTCGAACCGATCAAAAACAACATCGTCAAACTTAACTCGGAATACTAAGATACATGCCTTATTTTTTTCTATCCATTTCTTAGTAGCCTCACTTAAATCAAGCACATCTAATACATTCTGCACTACCTCCGGAACATAACCTATATGTCTCACGTTACTATTTTGATGAACCTTACTATTAAATAAAAAACCATTTACACACTTGTCTCCTGTAGGGAAAAATTTATTTCCTTCTAAACGCCGTTGTAATAATAAAGCTGTTGGTCTTTTATTATCATCATTATCAAAGTCAGACCAATTAATCACCTTATTCTTATATTCAACCATTATTCTCTTATCTGCTATATAAAAATTTACACCCAAGTCTTCAAAAAACATACTTAAACTTGTTTTATTTAACAACGCAGCTTCCAAATTATATATAGATTCATTTTTAGCAGTTTCGATACATTCTCTTGTAGATAAATGTGTAATAGCAATCTCACTTATCTCAATTTCCTCAATACCTTTTTTTCCATTGTGTTCCAATAATAAAGAAAATAGTGATTCCAAATTAATATCTTCTACAGAAGTCGTTGTTCTTATAGAATGATAGTTCATTAAAATATAATGTTTAATAATTTCCAAACGAACATCTAATATATCTGCTAATGATTTGTAAAGATTGTCAATATCTTTGGTATTTAGTAATTTCGTCATACTATATCAATCATCCATTCCACAATACGATTTTTTAATCTATAAAATTTCTATCAAATAGAATCTCATATAAAAATACATATTATATGATAACACTATTAAGATTACATTTATTAAAATTGATACTACTATAACCCAATCTTTCCATCTACTTTTATATGGAGGAAGAACTAACTTCTTAATTATACATGTAATATCGTCCCTTACTTCCCAAAGTGCTTCATTTAGCCCTAATATATTTGTGATAACTTCCTCTTTGGTACCCTTTATTTCCCTGTTTAAAATTAATCTAATTTTTGTTAAGGTTTCATATATAGATTGAATTTTTACATTCAATTCACTATCTATGTATGGTGAACAACTCCTCCATCAATTGCCGCACTAATTAATGGTACAAACTCATTTTTCATTTTATTTCATTTTTAAATCTCCATATACCTTTGTTCTTCTTTTCTTTCGCCTCAATTTTCTCTTTTAATTCATTTTCCCAGAAATATGTTTTCCCACTCCCCCATTTTCCGTTTAATAAAATGGCATGATTTGTTTTATCTCTTTCTATGTAATCCAATATACTATCAACTATATACTGCATAGATTCACCTGACGATGTTTGCATTGAACACTCTCCCTGATTTGTAGCTAAATATATTTTGTATTATTTTATCATTATATCAACAACTTCAGAGATACACCTATACTTGTTTTAACTTGCTACGGTATACTTTATACTTCAGGAATACATTTAGTTTAGATACCAGGTTTTAAGTTCGATAAATTAGTAAGATTACTATACAAAAAGAGTGCTACTCATATGATGGGTAGCACTCTTTTTTCACTTCACATACACATAGGCTTCATTTGATGTTACATAGTATGTTTTGCCTTTGCTATTGTGTACTTTGTATTGCGCTGAACCATTGACAGTTACTTTCACATCGATTGTGAATCCTAATCCTGCATCTACAGAACCAGCAACATCTTTATCTTGCCAAGATGGAGCATCATAGAAACGTAGATTGTTAACTTTGGAAATAACACGCTTCCCTACGATAGATGAATCCACTTTACTTTTCTTTTCGAATTTCACATAAGATGAATCATTCTTAATCCACTGCTCTCCACCAAGATTTAACCAACCATCCTTTTCAGCCCATACAACATAAGATTCTGGTTTATTTAACTGACGAATCTTAGAATAGCTTGTATCTGGTCCTTTACGTAAATTAACGTTGTAGCCTTCAATATAAGCAATCCCATCTGTTACCGCTGTTGGAACTTCTGCTGGTTTAGATGGCTTCTCAGGAACAGAAACATCCACGCTAGAATTATTGTATGCTCGTTGTACATCTACTCTAAATTGAGCTTCTGAAACGCCATGAGACTTTAAGTAGTCAAGTGGATCTTCATGATCTGTTCCACCAAGGTATTTCGTTACATCATAGTGAGTCCATAATCCTTTTTCCACAGATAAACCACGATCACGTAGGATTTTAGCAAGTAACTTCACGTATTTATCATAGCTGCGTTTGAATTTATCGTAATCCGCTGTTTCGCAAAGTTCAACATGTACAAAGCGTTTATTTGCTCCTGGTCCACCACCATAAGCAATGTACTTTGTATCAGCAATTTGGATTGTTTCATTCCAATCAACTGCGTAATGTACAAACGCATTTCTCCATGTACGAGACTCATATTTTTGAATGTTAATAGCTGGAGCATCTAGAGTCGCCGTAGAATGAGCTACAACTCCCTCGTAAGCACCAACACCGTAACGATATGGTTGTTTAGGTAAATTCGGAATAATAAGCGTTCTATCAGCAAAAGCACTTGTAGCAAAAGAACTAGCAAGTACTAAAATCATAAGGAACGAGGTAATATGTTTCATTGTCTTTTTCATTTAGCATCAACATCCTTTTTCATAATTTTTGTGTGGTCAAATAATCCACTTGCTGACAAACCAATGATGATTCCTTGAAATACGTTTTTTTTGATATCTCCGTCCAAAAATAAAACGCCTAGCACAATGCCAAGCGTTAAATTTAATAACGGAACATATTTTGTTTGTAATCCAATTGTTTTTACAATCTGTGAAAGACCAACTACAATTCCAATCATTACGGCTAAACTAACCATTACATACCACCCCCCTTCAAGAAGAAGGTAAGTGCTGCTCCAATAATCCCGCCAACAATAAGACGCAAAATCCAAGTAGTGTTTGCACTGATCTTATCTAGTTGTTTGTTGATATTATCAATATCTTTCTCATTTCCTGTTGTACGCATTTCCAAACTTTTGATATCAAACCTTATTTCTTTGATTTCTTGCTTCATTTCTTGTACATCGTTTCTTACATCTTGTAATCCTTCCACTTCAATCACCCCATTTCAAAATAAAAAGAAGCATAATTATGCTTCTNNATACACTTTTATTTAAAAGTTTTCGCCCGCCATTCTTATAAACTCTTACAAATAAATCTGGAATAGTATCTTTACCTCGATGATCTATATATAAACGAATACATTTTTGTTCTCGTGGATTGTAATATAACCTAAACTTCTTACCGCGCTTTCCTCGAACCATATTTGTATAATATTGTTCTGTCAGCCCTTCCTTCTGAACCTGGTAAACTTCATTTTTTCTCGCTGCACTGTAATAAGAAAGAGCTAAATACGTTGCTAACATATATTTCTCTTGTTCAAGTAATTCATCTATTAACCAATTAATTTGGTCATCAGTAATAAATGTAATTTCTCTAATAGGATTCTTAGGTAAACCACGTACCCGTGAACCTACATTAAATTCATAATCATAGTCATCATCGTCTGCGCAAAATTCAAGCGCTGAACGTAAAGCACTCATCAATCCATTTACACATGCATTAGACATTTCCATTTCTTGAAAAATAATAGATAAGTTCCGAATGTCCTTTCGTGTTAATTCAATAAGGTTTTTATTTTCGAAGTGTTCATGTATTAGAAACAAAATAATTCGTAAATCCCAATGATATTGCTGTATAGTGCTTGCCGCTTTCCCTTGTGCTTTCTTTTCGATTAGAAAATCTTTAACTAGGTTTTTGTTTTCCTGGCTAACATGCTTTTCATAAATTGCTTGGTCTACTATTCGTTTCACACAAATCATCTCCTCAAAATAAAAAGAGAAGCGAAATCGCTCCTCTTGATCTATGAATTGAATTTATTCAATTGTATATTGTTTTTCACACTTGTCAGTCTTTAATCCATATTCCTAAATCCCAATCAACCTTAATGCTTTTTTTTAAGTTACTAAGCGCAATTGCAATTCCGACACTAGTTAAACTACAATTTTGAATCTGTGTTTTATCTATTTTCTCTAAAAACATATATAAATGGGGCGCTACAATTTGGAGATTTTCTTTAAATAATAAATCTTCATTCTCATGCGTAGCAGAAACTAAATTAGGATACGCCCTTTTTAGGATATTTATATAATTGACTTCCCCAACACTAATCGAGATACACCCTGTATATTGTAAATGCTGGTAGAAAAATTCCCCCTCAGGAACAACATCAGTAAATCTTTTTATTATAAAATTCAACTCTTCTATAAGAAAGACACTTCCCGTATTTACATAACGCAAAATAAAAATAACTGTAAGTATATTAATTTGTTTCGATGTTAACTTAGGTAATATTTCTAACGCTTCATTGTATACTATTTTTACCAAAGTCTCGTCTTTAATTGTAGTTCTATCAATTAGTATATCTACTAATAAATCCGCAATTTCTTTATCACCACGTCTTGCATGATTTTTTTGTGCTTCATATATCATAAAACGTAAATCAGCATCCTCTGTATTTTTCAATGCTTCAGGATTTTTTGATATTAAGCGTTTCAAATACTCATTAATTATTTCTTCCGCACGTTCATTAATAATATTTTCAACAGTTTTTCCCAAATCATAAAAGTTACTTTTAAAAACATCCATAGCAACTTCTTTTACAGCAGTATAACTAAGGCCATTATGTTGTATAGTAACATTTTGAGCTTGTATATTTGTTGAATCGTCCCCTGCATGTATTTCTTTTTTATTTCCAATCATTTTTTATCACCGATTGTAACGTTAACATCATTACCACCTTGAATATTATTAGAATTATTCCCTGAAGTAATGGTTTGACTTGGCTGACTTTCATCTTTCTTTTTCTTTATAAAACTCCCAATTATGCCGGCTAGTAAAGTCAATACTACTCCGCCAACCCCACTAAACACTTTATTATCCGCGATCCAATCCAACATAATTCTTCCTCCTTACATGAAATATTTTTAATCAATATACATATTAGGGGGTGGATTGGTTATTGTCTATACTTGTTCGTATCTAATGAGTGGGTATTTATCATTCAATCTTCTTTCCGCTCCACAACTTTTACATTTATGAACATATTCAATATGTTTTTCAAATATTTTCATATTATTTGTTAATACCATTTCACCTAACTTACAAGAATCACATATATACTTTACACCAACTGGTTTAACTGCAAATTTTTGTTCCATCATTCAATTCCTCCTCACAAAATAAAACCATGCAATATTTTCCCCTGTACAAAAGCCGTATTTTATACAAAATAAAAAAGCGACATATTTGCCTGTCCCTCTTTGGCTTATTCTTTTTCGATTGGTGCGACTTGTTGTGCTGCTATTTGTTCTTCAAGCATTTTAATTTTCGCTTCCATTTCTGCTTTTTCTCGTTCTAATTCTTCTTTTGTAGGCGCGAAATATACTTTCTTTACTTTTTCTTCTAGTTCTAAATCAATTGCCTGCAACTCTGCAACTCGCCCATTCCAGACAATCTTATAATTTTGAATCGTGTCTGTTACGTATCGATCAACTCGGAAGAAATGTATATAATCACTACTCGGTATAATATGTTGCCCACATTCTAACCGCGTTATATTCCCTGCTTCATCTGAATCACAGTACATACATGTTTTATATCGTTCATACAGTTCATATTTTTCTTTAATTTCCATTTTCATCACCTTTCTTGCCACGCACTTAATAACCTTGCATATGCGGTGTTATTTGCACTATTGGATGCTAATTTCAAATAGATATACTTCATATTTCCTGTTGGTACACCCAGATCAATCATGGCATTTACATAATAATCATCAGCAATCGTTTTACTATGCATGGTGTACCATAAGTCCTTTCCGTCTACATCGGTAATTTTCACTTGTGCCGCTGAACCCGGATCAATCGCAAGACTTAATGCAAAAACTAAATATCTCCCCGTGTGTTTAAATGTATAGTAATTACAATTTGACCATGTTGTATTTCGTGTCGCGTACCAATAGGCACTATAATTCACACCTGGGGACATAAATGGCGGTTCATGAGAGCTAACATTCATATCAAAATTGGCTACCCCATTTATGATTAAATTGTAACCATCTTCTCGTTCTATGTGTATAGCACCCTTTTTCGTATAAACACCACGATAGTCCATTCTTGCAAAAGAATCTGATTTCCCTGTATTTGCTGTGATCCCATTTGAATCTAAGGTGATTGTTGTTGGAAGTGGGCTTGTGAGACGTAAATCGGTTTGGATTTTTTCAATCTTCTCTCTTACCTCATCCGGATTTTCTGTCCATCCAGTTACTATACTGCCTTCTTGAAGTGCCATTTCAATCACGTTTAATGTTCCAGATGCCATCCCATTAAAAATATAAGGAGAAAAGTATAAATCTTTATCTTTCGGTGTTAAAAAAGTGACGTATAACCTTTTCCACTGTTTTGATAAAAATGATTGATCATACTTAATAATTTCAACCATTTGTCCAGTTGTATCTTTTGCTGTATGCGCCCAAAAATGAAGTGGAGTTATCGTTGTTCCATTTCCTGTTGCTGAACCGTATACCATTGCAGAATACGTATAATAGGTATTTCTTTTCAAAGGTATATTAGGTTCCAGGTACTTAACCCCTTGTGGCATAGGAACCCTTAATGTTCTCTTTCCGTTATATAAGATTGAACTATCTGGAACACCGCCACCTTGTCCATTGTCTCCCCACAGTCGATTCGCAATAAAGTCCGCTGTATTTTTTAACATGTTACTACCACCAGCGGTTTGCTCATCCACATTATTTTTCGCTTTTGCTTGGATAGCTTCACTTAGTACGTCTATAGCTTGATAGTATTTAAGCCATGTATCACGCCACACGGTAGGATTAATCGGGATAACCTTGTCTTTATTACCAATGGATGTATCCCATGCATCAATCGGTGTAAGAGCTTCTAGATACGTTTTTAAATTTGTGTATTGAGTTGCTACGGCTACATAGTTTGTATCTGAAGTTGGTATTCCAATATTGGTTGCCTGTTTGCGGACAGAGTAAAACTCACCTTTGCCTCCACTATCTAAAGCCGTAGCGACTGGCAAGGTGTTTGCTGTATCAGGCAAAACAGATCCGATTATATTTGCTAGTTTATCTTTTACATAACTTCTTTCTGTAATATCAATTTTCGAATCGTCAGCAAGGTTTGAAAGAGTAGTAGTTGCATTTTCGATTTTGTCATTTGCATCCTTATCCAAAGATGCTAAGTCAAGGGATTGTACTACCCAACTCTTCCCATCCCACATTTTCAAAACGTTGGGTTTAACAGATGAATCTATCCATAGTATTCCTGTAGTTGGATTACTAGGGGCTGAACCACTAATTAATGCATCGTTTAAATCAAGTAACGTTATAAAACCTGTTGCTTTTGGCACACCATCACCTACTCAATCTCACAAATTACAGTGCCTTTACCAGTGACTTCTGACGCTTGCACCGTAAGTGTTTTTCCTGTTTTGTAATTTGTTGTTCCGCCCCAATTCGGAACCATCGTTCCACCAGCGTTATATAAGTACCATTTGTATTGATATTTCGTTCCAGCTGCATCTACTTCCGCTCCCGCTTGGTACACTTTCGCAATAACTTGTACCGTACCTTGTCCGTTTTTAAAGACATTTCCTGTTAACGCTATTGGTGTAACTTGCAATGGGTCTGTTTGGTCTGCAAACGTAACAACATCTACATACGTTTTAGAACTATAAGTAGCAATACATTTAAAGGACGCCATCCCAGCTACAGCTCCGGCTGGAATTGTTAATTTATCAGTAGTATGTCCGCTTGTTCCTCCGCCTGTTGCTGTGGAAGTAAGTTTTAACCATCCAACACCTCCGCCTTGATCCGTAGCAACGGAAGCATCTTGTTTATACCATTGATACGTTACGCCTGCTGTTTGCTGTGCGGAACCATTAAACACATCGCATTCAGCTATAAGACTACCTGCACTATTTCTAAAAATGTTCCCATTTGGCGCCCATACATATGCAGCAATAGCGTTTTGACCGTTCGCACCATTGCTTCCGTTCGTTCCGTTTGTCACCTTGACTAATTCGATATCCAGTTTAGATGTGATGTCCAATCCTGTTGATGGATCAGTCCATACCACTTCACAAAGATATACTTGCTGATTTTTAGATGCTAAAATATTCGCCTTAATTGTAAGTGGTTTTCCCACTCCAGTACCGATTGAATAATTTGTATCATTTGCAATTGGCGTGTTATTACCTTGCTCATACCATATAATGCTCTTTGCTTGTCCAATAATATCGGTTGCTGTACCCGATACAAATAAAGAAGGCGTTAATATCATATTATTTGTTGCCCAGTTAGGCGTATAAGTATTTCCATTTGGGTTGAAAATTTGTACTTTCGCCTGATTTGATCCAATGTACCCCGTTAAACTTTTTGCATCGTTCAAATCTATTAAAGTAATTTGACCACTCGCTACAACTGCCATTCTTCATCTTCCTTCCAACTATAATTTATTTATTTCACATGCAAATGTAGCTCGTATATTTACATCTAAATTTGTAATAGTGACCTTCTTACCAGCATTTTCATGCGCCTTATTCCATGTGTTATCACCAAGCGAATCAGCGGATTTCCTTGTCCATTTATACATAAAATCAGTTGTATTCGTAACGTCTGTTGCTCCATGATATACACGCGCTTCAAGTTCTGTACTAATTTGACCATTCTTAAATGTAGTTCCGTTCGTACTTCGAATCTCAACCTTATATACAATATGATTTGTTACTTCGTCTACATTTTTTTGAGCTGTATCAGCAATCTCTTTTGTACGAAACAAGATTAACTCATTCATCTTATTCCTAGATTCAAAGTAATTCGCTAAACAACTTTTATATCTGTCTCCATTGATAACTGAATCTTTTATCATATTAATCGGTGATAAAATGGCTGCCTGATTATTCTCATCATGTTCAACGGTTAAAAAGTTTTTCAGTTCTTCATATCTTTGTGTATACCTATCTCTTTCGAAAATCTTTTCTTCCGGTTTCCAATACCCTGCCGCAATCTGCATGGTGGAACTATACTCATTTTGAATCTTTACCCACTCTGCACTTAGAAATTGTTTTTCAATCACTGTAATTACGTTATCTTCTGATAAGTTATCAATCAAAGTATCTAGTCTATTAGAAACTTTAAAAGGATCATACCCTTCTTCAAAAAATGTACCTGTACCAACTTTAATGTTATTTGCATCAAGTTGACCAACAAAACCTGCCGAAGCAACAAGCCCTTCATAAGTAAGAGCTTCTTTAAATGTTTTCCCACCATCTCGACTAATACCGATTCCAGCACTATTGAATGCGACAAGGTTATTTGGATTTTTAGGATCAACGCCAAGTATGCCATTCTCAAATGTTAATTCTGTTTGAGCGTTCTTAATTGCTTCACTTGCACGTTTAACGCCTTCATCTAAGGCACTGTATTTAATTTTCCCATCTTCGTTTACAACGCCACTCATTGCCTTCTGTACAGTTTGAAAAAGTGTCCCACCAAAAGATTTTTTATAGTTAGCTAGTGTAACCCTACATGCAATCGGCTCTAACTTCGCATTAAATACTTCCTCAACCTCCATAATTCTGGTTTCAATATCAATATCCATTGGCTCATAAATCAAAAGAACCCGATCCCCTTCATTCGGCACATTGTAAGGGTATCCGGCTTTTCTCAAATCTATAAAGTCAATTGTCATACTAACAACTGGCGTGTCCTGTAGGTTTTCTTTTAATGCCTTGTCTAATCCATCTATGGTTGTAAAACGTTCGTCATCTATGGAATCCGCTTCAATTAGCCCAAATTTATGTACATTCGGACTGGTGTATTCTCTCTCTAACCCGTCTTTACCATATCCACGAATATAAGTCGCAAGGGGCTTTGTATCAATTTCTCTTTCAAATGTTTTGATATTGAAATTGTACCGAAACTGAAAATCAGTATCTTCCCCTATTTTTTCTTTAAAACTTGCGAGATTTCCACGCAACGATATTTCTGCCTTATAACGCTCTAATTTTTTTTTTAGTAACGCCAAGCGATTATCTTTTCCAAACTCTTGAAAATCTTGTGTGTAAAACTGATCAATAATTGCTGTTTGATAACCGGTTCCTTCGAATACAAAATCTACAGCATCACGAAACGTCATGCTGCCATTGTGAACTTTGTACTGTTGTTTATTCAACATATTTACGTAAAATTCATGAATGCATTCAACTCTTTTGTAAAACTTACTTTCTATAGTTCTCTCCGTTAAATGCTTTACAATATAAACTTCACCATCAAATTCAATTTTGCTTTCTTCTTGTACCAACGAAAAGGAATGTGTATTCTCTTCTGTAGGGTATAGTAAAAAACTGATTCCCTTTTCCCCATTCACCCTACGAACTCTATTTATCGTTGGAAACCCTGTTAGTATCTCCGTATTTCCTGCTATATCAGTTACTGTAACTAATTCCAAAATCACAGCTCCTTTCTATAAGTATTGGAAACGAAAATCGAATGAAATAGAAAAAGCGCCTTTAGCACCTGTAACTTCGAATTCATTTATTCCAACCTTCAAAGATATTACCTTTTTATTTGTATCTCGAACGATGGACAAACTATTTTTCGTACTTCTCACTTGATCTATAACAATTGTATCTTTATCTGTTGTTATGCCAGTATAAAGCCATTCTTCCTTCGTTGTTTTGTTTTTAATCTTGAGGTTTTCAGAAGCACCTTTAAAGGTAATTCGTAAAGGTATTTGCCTTGGATCAATTTCTACATGCCCTTTATTATCAATAGAGAATGTAACTGTTGTTCTTGTATACTCTGTTTGCATTTTTTCTAACGTCGATTGTAAGGATTCTGCAAAAGCATTCGCTGATTTATACTGAATTTCTATAAGGCTGTAGTTTCCGTTCGCCTGTGGTTCTACTTCATACTTATTTGCCACTCGTACTTTCCAACGCTTTTCAGGCTCTCTATTTGAAACAATATAAAATGGAGATTGCGAAGCGAAAAGACGGAACATAAAATTTCGAACTTTATAAAAATCATCTATCCCATGTGGTTCTACGAGAAATAAAGATTTAATATCGTCCCTCGCATTAAAACTTCCACCTAAATCAATTTCTCCATGTCTCCCATCTAACTTTTCGTATCCAGTGTTATAGAAAGGGGAATTAGAAAGAAAGTTTAAAACAGTAAGTTTGTCATTAGATGAAATAACAAACTTAGAACCATCTTCCTGAATAATTGTAAGAGTTTGATTTGTCATCGCCTCACCCCTGCATTGTATAAATCTGTCTCGAATTTCTGTCCTTGCAATAAATCCAATGGAGATATTAATAATTCTGCAAGAACCATTCTATCTATTACAATTTGTAATGGTCTTTGTTGTGCAAGGTCTTTGTTACTATATGGCATATATTGTCCTTTATCTGGATTATCATTGTCTGGTCGATACTGTATAACATTAGGATTATCAGATAACACTTCTCTCCATCTAGAAAGATTACCAACATCATGAATTGAAAGCCCTTCAAAGCGTTCCATTTGACGTCCAATTTCTCTAACCATATCGCCCATACTCTCAGGAATATGAGTAATCCAATCGTTTTGCCAATCTCCATCCACAAAAATTGCATTAAAATATTTGGCTAACGGATCGTCACCTTTAAAACTAAATATTTCTTCTGGTTTAATAGAACGAATACCATCAATTGCCTCTGTAGCAGAACCCTGCAAGGCATCTCGCACTACAGAATATTGACTCTTAATCCCGGTTGCAAGTCCTTGCGCCATTTGAACACCTGCAAATGCTAAATTATTAGATTTTAGCGTATTTACAAGAGACTTATAAGCATTTGTACCAAGAGTGCGACTTTCATTTTCTGCCATATAAGATGTTTTTTGAATCCCCAGCGCAAAACCTTCACTAAAAGGTTTCCCCCCTTGATCACGTGTCAATCGTGAGGGCGAGTTCACATTAAGTGTAGCTTTTAACGCTTCAAATGCACCTCTAGCTAAACTAGACGCTACACTTTGCACATTCCATTTCCCATTAGAAATACCACTAGCAAATCCACTTGAAAATGCTTCACCAGGGCTAACAGAACTAACGCTTTTTAATCCAGAATTTCCACTCTCTGCTACATTAGAACCACTTGATCTTACTCGTCCCTGGGTATTCTCCATACCTTGAGCGAACTCATTGCCACCTTTTTGACCGTGTGGCGTACCATTAACGTTATTAAAACCAGCATGAGCTGAAGCTACAGCTTCAAGAGCACTCCCTCGGATATAACCATTTTGATTGACGATACCACTTGCAAAACCTTGGCCCCCTTGATTACCTGCCGGGTTTCCATTAATCGTGTTAAAAGCACCATGAGCACTAGCGACTACTTGCAAAGCTCTTCCTCTGATATAGCCATCTTGGCTAATTATGCCTTGTCCTAGTTCGCTACCACTTTTATTACCGCCACCACCATCCGTAGTACTCCCAATAATGCCTTCCACAGCTTGTTTCTTGCCTGCTGCCGCATTTTCAGGAGCTGTATTACCAGAAATGCCATTAGCCTGCGTTTGACTGATATCAAATCCCACTTGTGTTAAGTCAAGCTTTGCCCCATTTTCAACCAATAAAGCAATTGCCTTTGCGGCTTGTTCAGCGTTAATGGAACCATTTTGCATACCTTGCACAAGTGTTTGCACATTGAATTGCCCTGCTTCTCCAAGATCAACTTGAACATTACTTTTAATATCTAATCCCATAGTCTGTGCGACTTGTTGTAATGGTAATGCTCCAATTTGCATTCCATTAATTAAAGTTTGTATGTTGTTTTGCCCTTCTTGAGTGGCATCAACTTTCATCCCATTTTTAACGTTTTGTTGGAAGAATTGGAATACTGTATCAAATGACAATGTTCCATTCTGAAGTCCTGTTATCCAAGAATCTATTGTCATTTTTCCGTAGATGCCAAGATCAATCGTGGTATTACCTTGCATATTTTTACTTAGGAATTCTCTTACTTCTCCTGTATCCTTAGTTTTGATGCCTTCAATCCACTTTTGCATAGACTCAATACCACTTTGTGAAAGGTCTACTTTATATACATCTTTTAATTTATTGGCATTTGCGGTTGCTACAGCTGAAGAATCTAATTCACCCTTTTGGAGTTTTTGTAAGAAAGTATCGATTGTAAATTGTCCAGCTGGTCCTAAATCAATTTTCATTTGTCCATCTATTTCTTTTGCCATCGATTCTGCCAAAAGTCGAGAGGATTCTGTTCCTTTCTGCAACTCCCCAACATACATGCCTATGCTTTCAATTCTTGATTTACCATACTGCAATTCAAATGCTAATAATTTATCTTTATGATCCTTTTCGGCTTTTTCTTGTTCACTATTAAAACGGTTAGAAACTTCTTCATAAGTTTCTTTCCCAAAAAGATATGCTTTTGTCTTTTCGGCCCAACCTTTATTTTCAGCTTCTAGTTTATTAGCATTTGCCAAAACAATAGAAGCATCTTCAGCTTTTAAATGCTCTTCTAGCTTTTTAAATGCATCACCACGTATGGTTTGTAGATCCGATACATGCTTGGATTCATAAAGAGCAATAGCATCCAACGTAGCTTTTCTTTCCTCTGGCTTAATTTCACCTAGTTTAAATGCTTTCTCTACATTTTCACGCCAGCCTTTTGTTTGCTTTTCTAAAGATTTCACACCATCATCATACACTTTAATGATGCTCTCAAATCTTTTCTTACCTGCATCTACAGATAACATTCCACCAGCTTCTATTTCTTTTGAAATAGACGTGATTTCTTTCGCCTTTGCGTAGAATTGTTGAACATTCTTATCAGCTACTTGTAATGCTTGATCAAACTTTTGAGCAAAATCTTTTGGCATTTTCATGGTATCTCCTTGATACCTTTTGATACCTTCTTCTAAGATTTTTTCGGCTTGCGTAGCTACTTCAATTTCTTTATTAATTGATTCAATTATATTATTTTTGACCTTCTCCAAAGATTCCTTTGCACCCTCTGGAACAGTTCCCATCAACTGACTAAACATTTTGTTAAAATCACTTTTCTTACCTTCTAGTTCTTTAACGACTTCATTTGTCATTCGTTGAAAAGCTTTAATCGTTTCATCGGCTGCTTTATTTGCTTCTTCACCTGTTTTAAGTTTCAAATCAATCATATTATTAATTGCTTTATCTTTTAAATCCACGTAAGCACCAGCTGCTTTACTTGTTGCATCGCTCACTACTTGACCAAATTTTCCTACTTGAGATTCAGCCTGTTTTGATTTTTCATTCAGATCAAATAACGCTATACCCAGCGCTCCAACTGCAAGAACAGCTCCTGTTATAGCTAAAGCAATTGGATTTGCCAATAAAGCACCTACACCCATAGCAAGAAAGCCTAACGCTGTAGTTACACCGGCTATCCCAAAAGCTAACAATGCACTTTTAGCAATAGTACTTTGTGTGGATTCATCTAAATTATTAAACCAATCTACTACACCTTGAACACCTTCTACCACATCAACTAATATTGGTAACAAAGCATCACCGAATGATTTTTTCAGTGTGTCTACAGCACCACTTAACTGTTCCATTTTCCCTTTAGTTGTATTCATCTTCGTCTCAGCAACTTCTAATGCTGTTACCTTTGACATTTCTGTATACATATTTTTCACGCCATTTGCGCCCTCTTTATAAAGGATATTAGCTGCACGAATAGCATCCGATCCAAATAACGTATACATGTAGGACTGCCTTTGCTCAGCCGTTAACCCTTGCATTGCCATTTGGAGAATTTCTGCAATGTCGGACATATTTTTTAAGTTTCCATTTGAATCAAAAAAGGCGTTTGTCATGATACCAGTTGAAAAGGTTAACTTCTGAAATGCTTTCTCTGCTTTTTCAGAACCAACTTTGACACCAGCTTGTTTAGCTGCGTATTCGGATAAAGATCCAGTTACATCTTTAAATGAAGTTGAAGTTGGTTTAATGCCTTTTTCTCCAAGAAACTGCATTGCCTTTCCAGTATCAATTGTTATTAATCCTAACTCACTAAACATATCGTATGCTTCGTTAGATTTAGGAATTAAATTTGCAAGCATAGTTTTCAGTGAAGTACCTGCATCAGAACCTTTTACATTCGTTATATATGAGTTCTTTATCTCATATTCTCCAATTTTCACTGAAGTATCGGACTATATCATCATCCTCGTCTTCCACGTTAGGATGGGACGCGCTCGTGGAGGTTTCAACGGTTCTCGCTTACTCCCTCTAGTCTCTACACCTTCTGAATATTCCTATCCAGCTTGGCTCGGGATTGCTATATTTGTTCAATAAAAAAACACTCTATAACAGAGCGTTTTCTAAGATTTTTGGTATTTTCTTGAACTTCGTATAAGGTATTCTCAATAATGATATTTGGTTTTCTTGGCAATATTGATTTTTTATTCTATCGTTATTTTTAATCACTTCATATTGATTTACACCAAAACATCCTTTTATATAATGCTGTTTCCCATCATATTCAATCAATAATGCTAACTGATTATTTTTGAATACTGCAAAATCAAAAGGTAATCTTCTTTTGTTTATACAATTATTGAATTTATATTGAGATTGAAAAGTGATGTTTTGATGAGTTAGCCAATCAGAGATAACTCTCTCTCCTTTGCTCTCATTACATCGAGGGCATCTACTTTCTTTATGAAGAAAGTCGCTTGGATTCACAAACCATTCGCACCCACATTTTGTATGTTTAATTTTTACTTTTGTTTTTCTATTTTTGTATTCACCAATAATCAGGTATTCATCGCCAGTTGCCATTATTACTTCTTTTTCAAAAGCCTTATGAGACTTAGAGAACTTGTCTGAAAGATAATTGTTTGTACAATTTTCACATTGTTTTTTACCATGTTTGAATATTTTAAGTGTTGTGTGAAACTGTTTTTGACATGAGCAACGAAATAGCAATGACTGCGAATTATTTTCGTAGGAATCTGATAGTAATTCACATTCACTATTATTTGTCACAAATGTCTTTATTTGATTTATTGAGTATCTCGATTTCCCGGAACAATCATTACATGTAAGTTTACCATTTTTAAATCTATAGTATAAAGTATCGTAGGAATTACCACATGAACATTTGATTTTCATATAATCCCTTCCGTGTTTTTTGTTTATACTAAGTAATTGACAGTTCCCATCGCTTTCACTCATGACAAATTCACTAGCCTTTTCAAAGGTCCAATTTCTCGACAATCTTTCTTCACCTGCCTCTTCGTGATAATTAATTCTATCATGATTCACAGGCTACAATCTATTATGAACAAACTTAAGTTCCCCCGAATTCACGTCCTTTACGTTGCGAATTTCTCCACAACGGGGCTATATGTTAACCCGTTCTGTGCAAATAAAGCTAAGGCTGTTGTAGTATCTTTAAAACTTAGTCCTACACCCGCTGCCACCGCTGAAACCATCGATAAACCAAATTTCAATTCACTAACATTCGTTGCGGAAGCATTTGCTGCACCAGCTAATAGATCGGCTGCTTGAGCTACTGATAAATTATCGTCCTTGAACGCATTTAGAGCTGTCGAAGCAATTTCTGCTGCATCTGCCAATTCCAATTCCCCAGCTGTCGCTAGGTTAAGAGCCCCTTCTAAACCACCATTAATAATATCGGTAAGAGATACACCTGCTTTAATTAATTCTTCAATCATACTGTTACCCTATAGGCTCTTTATCCCATAGTTCTTACAGTTTCCTGCAAGTTCGGACTATATCTTCATCTCGTATGAGATGCTCCGCACTCGTGGAGTTTTACCGTCCGTTCTGGACTCCATACCCTAGTCTCTGAACCTTTCACTTATCCCTAAGTGACTTGGCTGCTGATTAGCATAGTTATATAACCTTAGCCTTCCAGCAATTCACGGAGTTTCAACTACCTATCACTAGATAGCGAGGCATTTTAGAATACCTTGTCCTGCTTGTACAGAAGAATATTTTGTTTTTTCTCCCATTTCTACAGCAAGTTCACTAATCTTTTTCATTTCATCGCCAGTTGCACCCGAAACTGCTTGAATATCCGCCATCTTTTGCTCAAAGTTCATCGATTCTTTCACAGCCACCGCAAGTCCAGCTCCGATAACACCAGTCATTGCTGCAAAGGTAGTTCCGACTTGACCACCAACATCTTGCATTTTATTTCCTGTATCACGCATCCGTTCTCCAGTATGATGAAGGCGATTCTGTTGTTCGGCTAATTCGCGGTTTGTTTCTCTAATTTCATTTTGAATCCGTTCTTGAGCTGTTTCAGCACGATTCATAGCAATCGTATTGTTATCGATTTGCGTATTTAATCGCTGTAACGCCTGACCGTTTGATGTATATTCAGCTTGAAGCTGCTTTAATTCTTGCTTCAATTGTTTAGCTTCTTGTGAATTACGTCCAAAGTTTTGCACTGCTTGGTTATACTGTGTTTCAAGACGTTCCATTGATGCTGCCAATGTTAAATTGGATGCTTGTAATTGTTCTTGCTTTTGTCGTGCTTGTTCAATTTTTTGACGGTAATGTTCCACTTTTTGCCCTTGCAAAGTGAATTTTTCATTCAGATACGTTAATTTATTTTGTAGTTGCTCTACAGAATTCCCAAGTAACCTAGCACGTTCGCTCGTTAAATTAAACTCTGAGTCTATTAAACGTAAACCACGGTTAATTCCTGCAACACCATTTTCAAACCGTTGGGTGTCAAGTGTGACCCGAGCACCAATTTCCATATCTCCAGCCATTTATCTCACCTACCTTTATAACCAAGCTGGCGCTTGATCTGCTGTTCGAACAACTTTCTTATCTTCTTGCTGTTGTTTGTAGCCTAATGTTTTAAAAAAGAGGACTAAATCCATTTGATTTATATCTGCTTGAGATATACCAACATCTTGAAGCATGCTATAAATACCCAACATCATTTCTGTTGGTTTGAATGGTTCCTTCTGTTTCTCTGTTTCTTTTTTTTTGATAAATTTGTCTTTGAATCAATGGCATTGATAATAGCAACAGCTTCAGCAATACGACCTATAATCGCTAAACAAATAGAGTAAATAGTTGAAGTTAAAAACCAAGCATGTATACCATTAAGGAAATCCTCTACCGTGAAACGATTACCAAACAATTGAACAACAAATTGAGTAGCTTCTTTTAATAAATCAAATTGAACAGTTTCAGCATTTAACTTTTCTGTCCACTCTGCCGCTGCAAACGCATCAGTAGCTGAAATAAAATTAGGGAGAAAGAAAGCTTTTTTACCAGTAGATAAATTCAAAACTAATTTAAACGTTTCTGTTTTTTGTGTTTCTTGCATAATTGAATCTCCTCTCATAAATAAAAGGCACAGCATTTCACTGCGCCTTCTCATTGTCAGATTTCTTAAACTTAAGGTCCTGCCACTACTGGTGGGCTTGGTACTGTTTTGAACCAATTTGAAGCTACAGAAGCATCGGCACCTGTTGATTCTTCATCCAAAATATGTCTCCAATTCCCATCTTCACGTTGAATTGCTTTACATTTCACTTTGGATGATTGGAAGTTCGGTTTGTCTTCTGCTGTTTTATGCTCGTCCTCTGGAATTTCAAATTTTGTTTTATAGTAGCAATAGAATTTATTTTTTCCGTTGTCTTTTGGCAAGCGATATAAAATTGCTACATATGGTGCGATATCATTTACGTTATCGACAACTTGTCCTTTAACAACCTTCTTACCTAATACCTCTGCATACACTTCTAATGGCAATGAATCTACTTCAAATTCAAGTTCCACTCCACCAAAAGCTGAAGCTGTCGCTCGTGGACCACCTTCTGCGTAAAACGTAACAGATTCGGATTTAGGTGATGCTTTCCCACTTACCGTGTAACCAACTCGTTTTGGCGTGGCGTAGGTAGCCTTACCATCTGGTGTTTCTGTTAAAATTGCATAATGTAAATCTCTAAAATCGATTGGAATAGCCATTTATTTCCCTCCTACAGTTTAATGTCAGTACGAAATCTCATACCATAGTGGTATATTTTCGTATCTGATTCGTATAAATTTGCTGTTGTAATACGCTTAAAATCTATATTTTTCATAGAACTATTTACCGCTTCTTTTAAATCACCCTTAACTGGCATGAAAGACCAAATATCAACTTGAAATAAAATAGTACTGGTAGATTCCGCCCCTTCAGCGTATCTTCCAGCACCATTATCTAATTCAGAATAAGTGATCCATGCTTTGCTGCTGTCATCTCCACGAACCATGTTATAAATGTATTCTCCACCTAGCTTTTCCACAATAAAAGGAGTCGTAAGAGCACGTAACACATCTTTTTCTAGAAATCTCATACTATATGCAACGCCGCTGCAAAGACATTTCTCATTGCATGAACTGCCTTTATTTCTGTATGAGTTACGGTCTTTTCTATAAATCCTTTATGCGGTGGATGTGGCATTTTACTGGTTCCCCAGTTTTGGAATTTCATATAAAAGTGTGGAGAATTATCATCTTTTTCCCATCCCACACTAATAAATTTGCTTCCATTTCTATTCTTCACTTTACCAACAAGTACTTCATCTTTTGCATGCTTACCTGTACGCCATGACTCTTTCGGAGAAGGTGGTTTAGGCGATGCACTGGCTGGACTTTCTACTTCTAATGCATCCTTCACTACTTCAGCACCTTTTTTTAACGCTGCGTTTTCAATAGTTTTTACGTTTCTTCCCAACGCTTCGAAACGCTGAATAGCTTCCTGGATTCCAAAGGTCGTTACTTCTGCCATATGGACCTCTCCTCACACACTAAACAGATTTCTTTATGCTGTTCATCAACATCTACAACAGCTCTAATTTCAAATAAACGCCCGCCATATAAGACGCGCATTTTCGCATCAATGCCTTTACGAAATCGCATAAAAAAATTCACTGTGTTAACCGCATTTTCGGTATTTCCAGTGAATATTTCATAATTGAACCCCTTTCCGAATGGTGTTTTTGCCCTTGCCCAAACAGTGACAACATCTTTCCATTTTGACGGAACTGGATTCCCTTCTTCATCTTTTTTATTTGTGATTTCTTGCTGAATTGTTATTCGTTTATTTAATTTACTTGGATTCATGATTATCACCGTAATTATAGTCCCTTAATTGTAATATGGTGGTTTCTAATGAATGCTTTAATGCCGGAACATTTAATGATTTATCTTGATTCTCATAGTTTAATAAAACATGCGTTATTACCGCGATTTTATATAGTGCCTTTTCACTTTCAGGAACACCAGATTGCAATAAGGATTCTTTTGCTCCATCGATTAGAAGTTGAATATCTGTATCCTCTTCATTTCCATCGATTTTCATTTTTCTTTTTAATAGCTGTAACATATAATCACCTATGATCCTGAAGCATTGGTTTTCGCTGATAATTCAACGCTTAACGAAGAATGTAAACCGTTATTTCCAACTGCTTTCACTTGATAAGAATATGTTGTATCACCAGTTAGACCTGTGTCTTTATAGGTCGCTGTTACTGATGTCCCTACTTGTTTTCCATTGCGAAGTATTTGATACTCTTTAATGCCCCCATCATACACAACAGGAGACCAACTAATGTTGGCCGTTGTTACTGTTATAGAATCAACTTTTAACCCTGTTGGTCCTTGGGGAGGATTAGGGTGTAGTCTGCACTTCAGCGATACGGAATGCTGATTTCAGCTTGATCCTATGGTCAAACCAAGCTGTTAAAACAAATAGTTCAATACCTGTTTTTACATCTTTGTCACGATCATAAATCATATTTGGATCGTAGTTGAAGTGAGAATATCGGAAATCACCAACAACCGGATTCATTGCTGAATCACAGAACTTAACTGGCTTCCCTAAAACTTGCTCTGGTTGAGCATTATATAAAGTTGCACTACCATTAGCAAGTGTTTCAATTATTTCTAGATAATCTGTGTAGCGCATCTCAATAGTCGCATTTTCACGAAAATCTTCATGTAAATCTGCAACTGCTGACTTAATAGCTTTATATAAAGTTGCGCCTTTAACTGACTTAATGCCAGCTTTATAGAATGACATAGATTCTTCTCCAGCTTTAGGCGTTGTAGCAAATGCTACTTTCTTCTCTTTTGCTGCTAATCCACTTTCTAACGCTTGATCTACAGTTTGTACTAAGTTTGTATCAGTTGCTGCTAAAACAGTCTCTGAAATAGGTACAAATACCTTAAATTTATTACGTCCGAAGGTTACAACATCACCTTCTGCTTTCAATTCCTTTGCTGTTGCTGTATCAGCAATAAAATCATCATCATCTAATGTAAAAGTTACCTTAGGAATTTCAAGGTTAGTCACACTTGTAAATGTAGATACGTCTCTTAATGGGTTTTTAACAAATGGTTCATACAATAATTCATTTGTCATTGTAGTTGGAAGAATCTTTTCGCCACCTGTTGAATTTTTATCACCAAGAGTTGCTCGTGCTTCTTGTGATAAGGTACCTCCACGAATTGTAACTCGAACCAATTCTGCTTTCGCTGCAACTACCTTTTGTTTTGGATCTTCAATAGATTGCAAACCATTTTGAGTTTGAGCTTGAATTTGAAATTGCGCTTTCTGTTCAGCTTCCATCGTGTCATGTTGTTCTTTAATTACATTGAAACGCATTTGAAGATCTTTCTTGGATTGCTGTAACACTTGAAGACTCTCCATAGTTGCGGATGGATCAATCGCCTTCTGAGAAAGCTCATTCTCTACCTTTTGTAGTTGTTGACCAATAGTAGATAAATTTTGTTTTAGTTCAAACAATGTATTTTTTGAGAAGTATTGAAAATTACCAATAGATACTCGAAATTTATTTTTCATTAATGAATTCCCCCTAAAATTGTATTTATATAGTCCGCGTTAGCTTTCGCTGCTTCGGCAATTTTTTGTCGTTCTAACATTTCGTTTGGTGATATGTTTGCTTGTATATTTACTAATTGTTGTGGAATATTTTTGTATTCCTTCATCCACTTTTCATCTAGACATGCTGCGGCATTATTTGCTGGAATAACTTCATCACAAAGCCCATACTCCATTGCTTCTTCAGCTGATAACCAGGTCTCTGCATCAAGTAATTGTTTTAATATATCGGCATCTAACTTATCAGCAGCACGAGTTAAATAATGTTGCACCATCGATTGGTTAATACGTTCAATGTCATCCGCTGCTTTACGTAGCTGATCAGCATTTCCTGATGCATATGTCCACGCATTGTGTACCATCAACATTGAATTAGCATACATAATGATTTTGTCTGAAATCATTGGTAATACTGATGCACAAGAAGCACCTATGCCATCAATATAGGAAATAACCTTCGCTGGATGTCGTTGTAACATTGCGATAATAGCCATTGTTTCAAAAACAGATCCACCGGGACTATTGATATAAAGGTTAATCGTTTCAATACCGTCACCTAATTCATCCAGTTCATTTTTGAACGTAATAGACGATACCTCGCCATACTCTTCCCATGCATACTTTGTAATTTCTCCATAAATAAAAACATCAGCCGTTTTACCATTGGCGGATGCTTTCATTTGGAAAAACTTATTCTGTTTGTTCTTTGCCACCGTTTTTCACCCCCTTCCGTTGAGTTGGCTCCATGTCAATTGGATATAGATCACCGCTTACCCAAAGTTTCGAAGCATTACCACCAACAGGTGGTTCATCTTCTTTTTGACGCACATCATCTTGTGATAACCATCCGCTCCTAATTGCTGCTTGATAATACGCTGTTCTTGAAGCTGTATCACCTCTTAACAGCCCTCCAAGGTTAAATTTAAAGTAATGCCCCCTTTTCCGTTCTTTTTTATTTAGCAACTTACGGTTCATTTCTTGCTCATACTGACGAACAATAGGAGTTAGAGTCATTTGGACAAACTGAATCATTAACTGTTCATTACTGCTATAACTTTGTCCTTCAGTGTCATTTAAAAATGTAACGGGAACATTAAAAACGTTAGCAACTCGTGAACGTGTAATTCGTTCTGATGCTAACGTGTCTGAAGCGAAATATTTCCGCTCCATTTCTTCAATATTTACACCGGGTTCTCTAAATAAAATGCCACCATTTTCTTGATAAAATCGTTTAAAATCATCAATGATTTTTTGCCTCTTATCACTATCTACCTGCGTCGCATAATCCAAAATAAAACTATCTTTCTTCTGCATTTCTGACAAACTAAATTCTTGTACTGCTTTATCATATTCAAGAGTATTTCGCAAAACATCAATTGGACAAATACCTTTCCATCTTGAAATACCTGTGATGTGTTTAACATGAAACATGTTCATATTGTGAATGTAATACGTACCTTCAATCCCACGTACCTCATACCACAAATTATTATCATCCCTATTCAAAAAAGGTGTTACATAAGCGGATTCAATAGGGATTAATGATTCCACTTGAAACCGAATATCACGAATGATAGCTGCATATCCATTTCCAGTTTCATTTCTTGAAACTTCAATTTTATTTATCCATTCAAATCCGGTCATGTTTGGATTAGGTTCATTCATTACAACATCAGACACTTGATTAACAATAGTGTCATAATCCTTATAAAGCTTTAATGGCAAAGATGCTACCGTATTAGATAATCTGCTAATCACACTAAAAATCGTCTCATTTGTAGCTAACTTTGCATTATCAATACCCCAAAACTTCCTTCCAAACCATGAAGAGAAGTTATATCCTGCACCTTTCCATCCCAATGATGCTCCTTTAATCGCTCCTTTAAAACGATTAATCAGTTTCAATTTCTCACCGCCTTTCTATTTAAAAAGATCGTTAACTGATATAAATTCAATATTTCCATCGCCTTGTAATTGAGTTAACATCGGGATTACTTCTGTATGAGCATTTAGAAATGCTGCAAAGCCATCAATTTTTCGATATTTACTCTGTTTAGATGGTAAAAAGTTCCCGTTTCTGTCTTCCACAAGCTTTACATTATTCATATACCAACGGAAAAGACGATTTTTATTACTGATTATTTTTCCATCCAACAACAACTCTTTTACATCCTTTAATGCTGGACTTAAAGTTAAATGTCCTTGTCGAACTGTTTCGGTTTTAAAACCATACGCTTTCAAATCTTCATTTAAACGGTAAGCATTAGCTGGATCATAAGTGATTTTCTTTATGAAATATTGTTCAGATTGCTTAACAAACCAATCATAAACATACTCATATTTCACATACTCACCAGGTATAATAGTGAGCCAACCCTTATCTTTAAACTCTTTAAAGCTAATATTCTCGTTATCACGATCAACTTTAGCCTGCGGAACCCAACTATGAGATAATACAAAAACCTTTCCGTCATCTAAAGGAAATTCTAAACAAGCGCTTGTAAAATCTTCTGTTGCAGATAAATCATAACCTGCAACACATTCTTTACCAGCTAATCCCTTTATATCAATAATTTCTTCATTCCTTTTTAATATCTCAATACCAACAAAGGACATTTCATCATTATCAACAAAGAGGTTAAATTGTTTTGTAATCCAGTCATTCTTTTCAGCATCCGTATGCTTGTCTGTATTCCAATCATCAATAAGCGATGGAAGATCTAGCGAAACTCCCATATTAGGATTTGCTTTAATCCATAGTTCAGGATTTTCAATTTCATCCACGCTATCCATTTCAGCCATGAAATAAAACTTTCTATCTTGGTCGATAACTCCTTCCAAAACATCAGTTGCAATTTCATAGTATTGAACAAGTGGTCCTTCAAGCTGATATCCTGCTGTAGTGATGTAAACAATCATTGGCTGCTTACGTGCGCCACGTGATTTTTTAATAACATTAATTAACTTAAAGTTTTTAAATTCATGTATTTCATCAAAAATACCAAGGTGTGTATTTAATCCGTCTAATTTCTTACTATCTGATGCACGAGGTTCAATTTTAGAATGCGTTTTATCATGAAAAATCCCTTTCTGATTTTCGCGTAAATGTTTCCGAAGAAAGGGTGATTTTTGAACCATTGCACGACTTTCATCAAATAATTCTCCAGCTTGTTGTTTTGTATTTGCCAAAACATAAACACGAGCACCCGGCTCATTATCTTTAGCTACAGCATAATTGGACAAACCAGAAATCATTGTAGTTTTTCCGTTTTTACGTCCAATAAAAATAAGGCCCTCACGAAAGCGCCTGTAACCTGTATCTTTATGAACCCATCCATACAAAGAACCTATAACAAAGTGCTGCCACGGTTGTAGAACTAGCCTTTTATAGTCACCTTTTGACGGACGACAGAACTTTTCGATATATCGTATAGGCCGGTGAGCTTTTTCTTCATCGAATATCCAAGGAAACTCCTCAGTACCCTGTCTCTTCAAATCATTTAGATGACGTTGACAAGACAAGATATTTTTCTTACTAGCTTTTATGTTTCCCTTCACAACTTGTTCTGCATACCAAGTTGTTCTTAGTTCAGGAGAGGGATCTACCAAAATATAAAAATGCTGTATCTGTTCATTTCGCCAATTTTTATACCACTTGGATATTTCAGATGGCTTAGAAGTCGTCGAAATCATCATCAGAGTCCCCAGTTAGCTCTTCCTGAAGCTTTTTACGGCTTGCCCCAGTCAACCCTAGCTCCCCTAAATATTGACGTATCTGCTGTAAATACTTGGGTATTTCTGATATCAAAGGGTGCTTAGTCAGATTTGTAGCATTAGCTTTATTTGTATGCTCCATTGTCAGCCCTTCTTTTTTAACATTAGTTGCCATCTCTCTAAACATTTGATAACTGAAAGCAATCGCTTCAACTACAATAGGATCATTGATACCAGCCTTCCCTTCACCTTCTAAAACAGACCAAATACGAATCCAAGTATCTTTTCCTATCTTTTTTAAATGGGTAGGTGGTTTTCTCTCATTCAATTCTTTATCCACGATATCACCTCACTTACATTTTATGGATATAAAGTGTTGACTCAAAAATAAAAGTCCTCTGTTTTTAGGGTTTACCCCCCTTTAGAAAAACCACTTGCGCTACGCACGAAGGTGGCATCCGGTCTGGGCGGAAACGGCTCTGAACAATAAAAGGAGGGGGGCTATATGAATTCTTTGTTCGCTTTTACTTTTACGAACTGAATCTTTCTTTTATTTTTCTTTTTCCCTCCACCCTTTTCAGGATGTTCTTTGTTGTGACATGCATTACATAAACTAATTAAGTTATCTAATGTTAATGTAAGTTCAGGATATTCACTTCTTTCTTTGATATGATGGACCATATCAGCAGGTACTGGTATCAATGGATCATGCTTCATACACTCTTGGCAACGGTAACTGTCTCGTATCAATGCTAACTCTCTACACCTTCGCCATGCTGTGCTGTCATAAAATTTCTTCGCTTCTTTATCCCGTTTATACTTATCGTAGAACTTTCGTTGTTGTGTTGTTTTATTTTCAGTCATCATTTTGAACTATCGCTCGAGCTACAGCTTTACCGTCAAGATATAATTCAACGCTTTCAGCTTCCCCTGTATACTTGTTCATAACCTTTTCTAACCTTTCAAACGCACTTACGCATTCGTTGATAGCTAATGTAAGTTCTTCAACATTTGCTTTTGCTTCTGTCGTATCAATATCGATTTGAGCTGAAACAATATTTTGTTTTTTCATTCTTCAACACTCCTTAATAAATTCAAATTTTAAGTGATATTAATTTGACGACATTGTCTTACTAATGGGATAAAGTTTTGCATGAGATTCACAGCATTCTTATTTTGCCACCATCTATCTAACAGAACTATTCGTGCATTCATTGGATTAATTCCATCAAGAGAGAATGAACTATTAGATATGAAACGAGGCATTACATGAGTTGTTCCAAAATGAGTCTTTATTCTTTTCCAAGCTTCTTCAGCTTGCATTAAATTATTACCAACAATCCATAACTCTTGTTTTTTATCTTCTTTTAAATTCCTTAACACTCCCTCTAAATATAATAAATCATAATTTTTTAGTTTCATCTTTCATCCCTCCAAAAATAAAAAGCACCCGGATGGATGCTTTTTTCTCAATTGTTCATTTATATTTCAATTGTGGTACGTGAAGTTTTATTCTTTTTCCAATCACCTAATGTTATTACATTCATCTACTTCAACATTATTAAGTAACTGGAAGAAGAGCAAAAGCTCTCCTTTTTAACGGTAACATTCAATCAGTACCATCTACTGGTTTCGGATTTTATATGCCCGTTATTATGAAACCGTTTAGACAACATATAAATTATAAAGGAATCTTTATGAGTTGTGTTTTCCGCCACTTCTCACAATACAAATATAACATGTTAAAAACCAAAACGTGTCCGTAAATAGTTCGCAAATAGTTCGCGTTTTGAAAAACTTATCTGCGGATAGACTCCCTAAACGCTTTTGCCCTTGCTGGTCTCGAAATAAGTTCATCTACAATATAATTTAATAAACTAAACAATATATAAGCGTACTTTGGGTTATCATCTATGTTGATTTTCCCTGGATGCACCGCATTATTACCCACTAGTCTCACAGACTCTAGCGCATCATACACTGATTCATCCACTTTGCCTTGTTCCTTTAACAGCTTAATATTGTCAAACACTCTATTACTTTCAGGATATCCCAAATGAACAAGTAATTTTTCTAGTGATAATCTAAGTAAAGCACAAGCTGATTTAGGAGACAGACGGACAATTTCTCTAGCTTCATTATATAAACTCTTTATCAATTCTGGCATATCAGAGCTCGCTTCTTCAACGTTATGAGATGTAGGATATATAATTTCATCCTTCTTCCATATCATATATTCTTTACATACTGTACAAACACTAATATTAAACTCCCAATCTACTAATGAAATATATTGCGTTGGTGTTGACGTCGAAATACTTGGCGACTTTTTAAACCTTTTCATAAAATCCTTATGCGATTTCTCCGTTACTAAACTCACGCTTTCCGTTTCGTTATAAACTGTGAACCATTTATGTTTTGCCCTTACCTCACAATGTGGGCAATCAAATATCTCAGAATGCAATGTCGGTGCTATAAACTTTTTCATAGTACAACCCCCTAATGATTTCATATGTAAAATTATGAATGCAATTCCAAATCAAAACAACTATTTATCCTCTTTTTCGTGTAAATTTTATTGTTTTCAAATGAAAATAATAAAAAATGAATTAGCTATAAACTAGATTGTGTTGAATTAACGCTTCTCTATTTACCTTAGAGTTATCAGGCTTTTTAATACTTCTTCAAAATGAATTTGACACTCCTCTTTTTTAATTAATTCAAAATAAAACATATGACACTTTCAAATAATTACACTATCATAAAAAGTGTATTATAAAATATTTCAGCTGGAGGATAATATGAACACAGTAGAATTCGATTTATTTGGAAGAGTAGTAGAACCTGAAAATTTTAATGAACTAATTGAAATAATAACACGCGACTTGAAACCTGGTTCCACTAACGTAAAATTATGGCGAGGTCAAGGTGATATTAGTTGGCCCATACATAGTGGTGCCTATAGAAGGATTCTTCATGCGAATTCAGATTTTGTAAAAGAAGAAGACATTATAATTTATGAAAAAAGATTGATAAACCAAGCTAGACACAAAGGTTTTGGATATCAAGATGGAAGAATATTGACCGACATTGAAATTCTAGCTAAACTACAACATCATGGAGCAGCAACGAGACTTGTAGATTTTTCAAAAAATGCTCTAATCGCTTTGTGGTTTTGTATTAATTCTAGTCCATCTGAAACGGGATTGCTTCTTGGAGTCCATAGTTCTTGTGTAGGTGGTTTTGAGTCTACCATCCATGCTAACAAAAATGATTACAATAATTTCGCTGATGAACTCTCATCAAAAGAATACCCTATGCTGATAGATCCACCTATTGTATCTCCAAGAATCTCAGCTCAACACGGTTTATTTTTATATAGTAAAGTCAGTGACAGCCCCATGGGTAGTTTAAAACTTCCAAACAACGAGAATGATAGAATATTCATTGCAATAAAACCCCACCTGAAAGAAATCATCAAAGAAATACTAATGCATTCATTTAATATTAGAGATGAAACAATATATCCAGATCTTGATGGTTTTTCAGCAGCAAATAGCACACTGAAGAGTATTGGTGATATGTATAGATGGTAAACACCAGTATAATTACTATCCATATTTAAAGTATCTAGACTTAAAAATTCAAATTTCCCATTGGTAAATTTTCACTCAATGAGAAATTTGAATTTTTATTTATTAATTTATTTGTATAAAAACTAGATCCTGAATTTCCTTTGATAATCATTTAATGTATCTTGCTCCATTCCGATATATCTCAATGTTTCTTTCTGATCTGTATGATTTAACATCTTTTGCAAAGCAACTACATCTTTAAATTGTTTGTAATGATGATATCCATATGTCTTTCTAAGTGAATGAGTCCCTATACGTTCTAACCCAAACTCTTCTGCAGCTTGATTTAATATTACATAAGCCATCGCACGAGTAATCGGTTTATTCTTTCCATTCCTACTCTTAATCAGATATTCATTCTTCGCTTTTCCTTCTGTATAATTCCTGATAGCTCTCTTCAGTTCTGAAGGCATCTTCACATCTTTAATCTTTCTTGTTTTCTTTTCACGTATCACAATATTCCAACCTTCTACATCACGAACACGTAAACGCAATATGTCCGATATTCTGAATCCTGTATTAATACCAAGAAGAAACAGAATGTAGTTCCTCTCATTCTGTTCCTTATAGAATTTTTTTATTTCTTGTATGATTTCTTTATTTCGAATCGGCTGTACAATGTTCATACACTTTGCCCCACTTTTTGTCTACGTGTTTTTTGAAATACCTCTTTCTTTAGATTGAAAGCTAAACGCAATATCGCACGACCTTTTAACTTGTAATACTTTGTTTTACCTATACCTAAGTCCATCCAGATATCTGGGTCATATCCAATGTCATCTTCCATATAAAACTTCACGATTACCTCACGTTCATCCTCTCTTAGGCGATTCACAGCATCATACAACCAACCCATAAATTTATTTCTTTCTTGTTCATACTCAATTCTTTCAATTGCAATATTTTCAGTTGAACTATTAAACTCGTTTGTAGTTGATGGAGGAACAATAGAATATGACGCTGTCACTTTTGGCAGCATATCACATGGCATTGTTGCTAAATATGTACGATACTCATTGAATACTTTTTCAATTTCTTGTTTTGTTCTTTTCCCATCCACGATTGGCATTTTAAATGATAGTTGTTTATTCATATTAAATTCCTCCATTATTATTATTTTTGTCTTAGTGCTCCACGTCTGCGTTCATAACGTGGTCCATGAACTACCATTAACTCTTCAATTTCACGAGTGCTAAATTTCTCTTTTCATTTTTTCTTCTTTGCTTGATTCGATTGCTTTTTCTACTCACGTAGCTGATCCTTTAACACCTTCATTTCCCCATCTCCCTTTTCAAAATAAAAAGGACACCTATTCCTAAAACAGCTTCAATTGCTGCTTTAATGAATTGGTGTCCTCTAGTTTTCTAGCCAGACTATATTTACTTCTACTTAACTAATTCATCAACATGAACTTCTTTTTCTAAATCCTCGAGTAAGAAATCTAACTCAATAATTGTATGTAATGCATTAAATAACCGTAAAGCATCTACTTGTCTCCAATTGCTTGGATAGTCACGACCATGCAATACCCAATCTCTATTTATAAGAGAAAACCGAGATTGATATTTATCAAAATTCCCAGCTTTAAATACACTATTTAGAAATTCTGATACAGAAGCATAAAATATAATATAAGTACTGAGATTTATAATTTCTTGCTGTACTTCCTTAAATTTAGCTCTTAAAGAAATTCTCCTTTTGGGATTTATATATTTTTGATATCTAGGTGATATGAGAATATTAGCTAGGTTTTCAATAATAATAAATAGATTAGGAATTACAATTAAATAACTTTCTCTTTCATAGTTATCAAAGCACTGAATAAGAAGCTCTTTCCACTCCAGAGTTAACTTATGTTCAAGTATCGCTGATTTAATAGAATCATATTCCTTTTCTATTTTATAAAACTCTTGAAACATTAAATCTAATTCATTTTGATCCTGAATCTTGCTTATTTCAATTATGTCACTTGGTGTCATATTCATTGGAATAGTCCAACCTTTTTGCGCTAGTACCTCAACTGCTTCTTTATGTGATTGTTCGACTTCTCCCAAATCAATGTTTCGTATAGTTTCTAAAAATGGAGCAAGTGATTTTGCAATTTGACTATATTGTTCTACAAAATGTCTTTTTATTTCTTGCCCTTGTTTTAATTGTTCAAGTAAATAGGTAGGGATGTTAGAAACAGGTATATATCGAGCATTAGGTTGCTTTTGATTATCCTCATTCAAAGTGTTTATTCTCCTTCCGTTATATAAGAAATAGCTTTTGTACAACTATGATTTAATAACAATGTTACCACTTCTTCTTTATATCTTTATGGTTTCTATTATACTTTGAAATACTTCTTCTAAAAGGATTATTTTGTTTGAATTTTTATCTATTCTAAACAAAGAAGTTTTGTATAATGTTATTAACAACTATATTGATTTAACTATAAGAAGATGTACTAATTTGTTTATATTTTCCACTGAAATACTAATCAAAACTTTAACTTCACCCTTAATGCTCATTCCTGCATTATTTATTATCTTTATAATATTTCAGCATAGAAAACAGGTTAAAGCTCAAAAGATTTATATGGAACAACTTCGCCAATCTAACATTTATGAAATTGATCAGATGAATGGTCTACAATTTGAACAATACTTAAGCGCACTATATCAATCACTTGGATACCACGCAGAAGTTACTAAGGGATCCGGAGACTTTGGAGCGGACCTAGTTTTAAAGAATGATAATGAAAAAATAATCGTCCAAGCAAAACGTTATAAAAATAAAGTTGGCATCCGTTCAGTCCAAGAAATTGTTGGGGCTAAAAAATATTACGATGCTGCTCACGCATGGGTTGTAACTAATAACTATTTCACTGCACCAGCACGTAAATTAGCACATGCAAATGATGTATTACTTATAGATCGTGACCTATTGATTAAATTAAGTGCGCAAGTAAATCAAGAAAAAGCAACAACTCATACTGAAAGACATTAATCTAATTAATTCAGACACTCATTGTAGTGTCTTTTTTATAACAAAATGAAATTTTTATTAAATTGCTTATATTGTAGTGTCTTTTTTATAACAAAATGAAATTTTTATTAAATTGCTTATACTTTATTTCTCAACCACAGCGTATGGAATTATAATGAAATGAATGGTAATATATAGACATCTCAATTACGTTAGAGCTTGTTTCCTTGCAAGCTCTTTTTTTATTAAAATAGCGTTTTTGTTTAAAATAACAGCTCTAAATAAATAAGATACATTTACCAGTATGTTTACCACAACATTCATGTTAAAATCCCTTATGAGTACGACATAACTCGACCTTATGAAGCCCTGCAGCCCTGCTTGCGGGGCTCTTTTTTTATTTAAATTAACGATTTCCCCTTACTCCTCAACCAACTAAAACCGTGTTAAAATTAACCCATAATCTGTAAGGAGGTATATAAAATGCTCTCACCGTACACATGTATATCTTGTGATCAACCTCTCATACAACATGATGAACATTCTTTTATTCATTACTGCAATAATCCAAATTGTGAAGAAGCGAAAATGGAATTAGCTATGTTGGAAGAGATGGGTTTGTGAACCCTATCACTTTTTCTTTACAATAAGGATTTTATTTAAATTTCATAGAACCTCTCTTTACCGAAATAGGTTCAAAATTAGCTATTTAGCATATATAATACTTTTAAGCAATTTAAATTCTATACATAAGTAATGGAGGCTTTAAAATGGGGCGTGTCCCAAATTTATCACCGCAACAATCAATCTCAAAAAAACAAATTAATCCTAACAATAATCAACAAACAAATAAAAAGCTAAGACGTCGTCTTTTATTAGCACTTGCTTTTATGCTACCCATGGTTATTTCCATTCAAATCTCCATTTATAAGCAAGAACAAATGATTCAAGAAAAACAAATTACACTTAATAAAGAAAAGAAAAGATTATCTGAATTAGAAATTACAGGACGCTATTTTAAAAACGATATTAAAACTTTAACAGAGAGCGAAGAAGGTATTTTAAAATTCGCAAGGAAATTGTATGGATTCTCCAAACCTGATGAAACTATATTTCAAATAACTGAATAGCTTTTCAATACATAAGCGATTGTCATTAATCATGGCGCGATTTAGTGATAATCGCTTTTTATCAAAATTCTATTAAATAACTATTTTATTAAATTTCACATATACAACCGCTTGTCCATTTCACTTTTCCCTACTTCTGCATTTACTATTAGTAATACGAATTTTTCAGAGGTGAATTATATTGGACGATTTTTTATCCTCCCCTGCATTAAATCCGGGTTCGATTGGGCCTACACTCCCACCTGTTCAACCCTTTCAATTCCCTACCGGTCCTACTGGGAATATCGGACCGACTGGAAGTACTGGTCTCACTGGAGCAACAGGACCGACCGGACCGACTGGAAGTACTGGATTCACTGGTTCAACAGGATTTACTGGTGTGACTGGTCCCACTGGACTTACTGGCAATACAGGTCCTACTGGTATTACAGGTATTACAGGTCCCACCGGCATCACTGGACCTACCGGACCAACTGGACCTACAGGGCCTACAGGACCAACTGGGCCTACAGGACCAACTGGGCCTACAGGACCAACTGGGCCAAGCCTGTCTTTTACTCCCCTTGCACCAGAACCCACTTCTATAGATATCCCAGCAAATACAGATAATGTTTTAATTATGGAAGTCTTTGTTCCTATAGAAAAAGCAGGTGACAGAGTCCTATTAAACGCAACAATGGGTACAGAAATGCTAGTTCAAGTAGAACAAGATCAAGGCACATCCTTTAACGTGGATGCCATTACGTATCAGTTATTCCGTGACAATGTGTTGCTAACAGATACACTAGTATCCGGAAGTTACCAAATCGGTGATATTGAAGACATTCTATTTACTTTTAACCCCACGTTTACATGGATAGATACCCCACCAGACCCAGTATCACCAGGTGACCCGGTTCATTACCGAATCGTGGCAAATGTAGGGGATTATAGTGAGAATGTAACATCGGCTCTAGTCAGAAATCGTGGATTTTCTGCTGTAAGATACCCGCCTGATCCAGTTTAATTAGAAATAGGAGTCAATATCTCATTATGAGAGTGTAAATATTAAAATCTCTAAGTTCGGTATTCCGAGCAGTTAGCTTTTGCTAGCTGCTCTTTTCCTGTAAAATAACGCTTTTGTTTAGTTCTGAGCTTTAAAAATTGATTAGATAAATTTGTTCTTATTACCTTAAAATACAATCACACCCAATTCATATCATGCATCTATTGGATATAATCAGATACTCTAAGAAGGGATGATATACATATGACTAGAAAAGATAAATTCAACCGATCACGTATATCTAGGAAAGACAGATTTAATTCACCTAACATAAAACCTGAAATTTTGATTTCTCCCGATCTAATCGGACCTACATTCCCACCAATCCCGTCATTTACTCTACCTACTGGTGTTACCGGGCCTACTGGCAATACCGGACCCACTGGGATTACCGGAGCTACTGGGATCACTGGAAACACGGGTGACACTGGGCCTACCGGCGACACTGGGCCTACCGGCATCACTGGACCTACTGGCGACACTGGACCTACCGGCGACACTGGAGCCTACTGGCATCACTGGACCTACTGGCGACACTGGACCTACTGGCATCACTGGACCTACTGGGCCCATTGGATTCGGTTCTTTATATAGCGATCTCACTCTTATTACAGCACCTGTAGGTCCATTAGACTTTACAATTACCGGCCCGGCCCTAAACACAGTGCCAGATACAGTAACAGATACCATTACTGTCTTAAATTCCGGAGTTTATGAGATTACGGCAGGTGTTATAGTTGAAACTCAAGCCAGCGGTGTAAATATTAACTTTGTTATTCAAGCAGGAGGTACCGATCTTGATGGATCATATTTTTTCACGTCATTACCTTCGAACAGTCGTCAAACTATTGGAAAGACTGTCCAAGCAAATGTGAGTGCGGGTACACAGGTAACCGTTATAATACAAGGTGGAGCTGCACAAAATTTTTATAGATCCGCTTCTCTAACTGTTACACTCCTTTCATAAGAACTGTGAATTATTGAAGAAAGACTTATTTACTTTGTAAGTAGGTCTTTTTTCTTTTTATTCTTTGAACATTTATGTATTTCTTAATAAAATTCAAATTTGATCTTACTTCACATCAACACGTTTTTAACTAACTTCTCGACTAAAGCCTTCAGGGTATCTTATTGCTAATTTAGATAAATTCATTTGAACGATATCTTCTAGGGTATATCCCGTTTCGTGTTTGTACAAACACGTTTCTCCAAACCCTTTTAAAATTCTTATTTCACAATATTTTTATGTTAATATATACATATGTTAACTATAAAGGTTAACTTCATAATTTATCTATTAAAAGGAGAGCATTTTTAATGAAAAACTGTTTTATTGTTTGTCCAATTGGAAGTGATGATTCACCTCAACGAAAACGGTCTGATATTGTCTTAAGACATATTATTGAACCAGTTTGTAATGAACTTGGATTCACCGTTATAAGAGTTGATAAGATTCATAGTGTCGATAGAATAGATAATACTATCATCGAACATTTAAATAATGCAGATCTAGTAATTGCAGATATGACTGAATACAATCCTAATGCATTTTATGAAATGGGTTTTCGTCACGCACTTGGGAAGCCATTGATTCCAATCGTAGAAGAAGACACCAAACTACCATTCGATGTTGCTAACTTAAGAACAATAACCTATGCCACAAACGACCTAGAAAAAGCAGATGCCGCTAAAAACCGTTTGCGCGAAACAATCTTATCATTTGAAATATCGGAGAACTTAGAAAAAAACCAAGATAAAAAAATAACTTCTGAACCTGGACATGTAAATATTGTTCCATATTTACTGAACATACAAGATAGTCTTGCAGAACTTAAATCCTTAGTGGGAGAGCGTAATGATGAATTAACAGCTCAAACGCTTGATTTAGCTATGCAACAAATCCAAAAAAATACCTTTATGCCAGAGAAGAAAGTATTTGAACTTATACTATCTCAAGCTTTCCAAGACCCTGAAAAATTCCAGCAACTAGCTCTTATGGCTCAACAATTTCAAATAAAATCATAAGTGAATTTTTACCATTAGTTCAATATATTATATTTAAAGCTATTTCATTTATATAAGCTCCCATATAATTCTTTTAATAAATTGGAGCACTGTTGCACAGTGTTCCAATTTATTAAATTCAAATTTGATCTTACTTCACATCAATACGTTTTTGACTAGCTTCCCTGCTAAAACCATTTGGATATCTTTTTGCCAGTTTAGAAATGTTCATTTGTGCAATATCTTCTAAGGTATATCCCATTTCGTGAGACATGATTGCAATGTAATACAAGATGTCTCCCAACTCTAAAGCTAATTTATGAGTATTCCCGCTCTCTTCTCCTGGACAATGAGCCGGATCAAATCCATGACCATGAAATATAGCTTTTTTTACGATATCAGCAACCTCACCAGCTTCTCCCGTAAGCCCTAATGCTGCATTTAAAACACGCCCACCGAAATCATTATTTGCATTCCATGTACGTAATGTTGCTTCCTGATATTGATCTAATTCACAGATTTGATTGATATTCATTACAGCTTGTCCTCCCTTTGATTCACTAACTAATTTAGTTGTTGCATCTACACCATTTTCCATTACTTTCATTTCCATCTACTCCCTTTAACTAATATTTTTCTTTGCTTTTTTATTCCTAGCTGGTGTTGTAGCTGCTTTCATTGGATCCCATCCGTAAGTTGCTACTCTTGATCTAAAAGTACTAGCACTAATTCCATTTTCTTGAGCTATCTTAGCCCAATCTTTTCTATCATTTTGTTTACGAACAGGAATAGTCGCTGCATCTTGTGGATCCCATCCGCTATTGACTCTTCCATAAAATGTACTAGGAATAATTCCGTTTTCTTTCGCTACTTTTAATAACTTGTTGAATTTCCCTTCGCCAATATGCCAGTATGCTCTTGGCGGTGTTGTTAATGCTTCTTGTAAATCCCATCCATATGTGTGAACTCTCATGTAAAGAGCTCTTCTACCAATACCATTAGATTTAGCTACTTCATACTCTTCATTAGTTAACCACCGATCTAAGGTCATTTGTTTCCACTCCTAATCTAGTGCCAAAAATTCAGCTCTGTTACGCTTCGAATGAATTACCCTAATCTTCTGAATACCTTTACCGTGCTCTTCTAACGTTGCATTCCAAGCTTCAGTTTCACTCCTAGCATCAAAGCAATCCATCTTTTGCCGTTCCTCTTTATCGTAGAAATGCACTTCATAGCTTGGATTCAAAAATTTTTCACTGGTACTTATCGCGTTATAGTTAAAACTGCCTATAACATCATCAATTGTTAATTGCTTCATAATCGCATCCCCAGTTATTTGATTTTTTCTGTGATTGTAGTTGATACACGATCAACTTTTCCGCCTTGCCAAGTAATTACTTGTTCTCCGAATCCTGTTACTGGAGGATTCAGTGGCGTAACCTCACCATTCTTGACCACATAAATTTTATTATCAGTAACATCGATTTCAACTTTCGTAAGCTTCATACGACTGAAATCCCCCTTTTTTTCTTGTTAGCTAACTTTTTGTTGTTGATTACGTTGTAACTCTTGTTTCATTGATTCGAATTTTACTAGCCATGCTTGCCAACGCTCATCGTTTTCTTCTTGCTGTTGCTTTGCTACTTCACAATTACAACCGTTTGTTCCAATTACACCTGGATAAGTTTCTTTACGAATAATTCCTGTACCATTACATAATGCACACATGTTTATTCCTCCTTATTAGAAACCTAAATTTGCAAGCCTTTGATCAGCTGTTGTGAATTTCAAAACCTTTGAATCACCTAATAAACGACTAACTGTTTTAGCATCATATTTATTAAAAAGTTGTTTTCCAGTAAAATTTGTAGTGGTAAATGTACTCATTCCTTGTCTAGCGTTTGATACTGCATATAAAAGACGTTGAATGAAATCCGATGCCTGTCTATTCGAATAAGTTGACCCGCTTTCTGCGCCAAGATCATCTAATACAACAAAATCAGCTTGTCCAATTAATTGAACAAAATATTGAAGAGTATATTTGCTGCTCTTATCATCGAAAGAATCCATAATCATCCTTGTTATTGCTTCTAATTCAACATATAAACAACTTTTCATAAGATGATAGTTTTCTTTTTCCTGACTGATATCCCAGAAATATTGATTTAATTCATGAAGCATACTGTATGCTAGGAAACTTTTTGCTGTCCCTTGATTTCCTGTAAACACAACTTTTCTGGTTTCTCCATTCTTTAAATCTTCCAAGATTTCTTCTACAGTTTTCTTATGACTATTCGTTTCATCACACCCGATTCTGTAATCTGATAATCTTGAAAGAGGGATTTTTTTATTTGTAATAACACTAGCTTTTTCTAGTATGTTAAATTTCTGCAAGCGATTAATCTTTTTATAGTGAGCATTAGCCTGTTCCTCTAAAACTTTGTTGTTTTGTTCAACTACACATCTAGGACATACAACTTGCCCTTTGTATTCAATCATTTGAACTGGCTTAATGATTTTTTGTCCGCCTATTTCATAAGAGTGGTTCATACATTGATCAGAATGGTAATTTACCTTCAATTCCAGGGATTCTGCCAGTTTTTTCATTGGTGTTGCCATTTCTATTCGCTCCTTTTTTCCCTTTGTTTTTAAACTCAATTTCCGCCGCTTTAACATCAGCCAATGTACGGATATTCTTGTTAATCCACTGTTTTAAAATTCCCTCAGCATAATTCCATTTCTTCTGTTGTTTCAACGCACGTTCCATAGCTGCTTGCACAAGCTCTTCGCTTGTATCGTTTACCCATTGCGAGATACTTTCGGCTATGAATGAATTTAAAATACCGAAATTATTTTCGTAGAAAGAGAAGATACTACTACTACTTACATTCTCTGTAGTATTCTTTGTAGTAATCTCTGTATTTGTCTTTACTTTAAAGTTAGGTGCTTCTTTACTTTTATGTGAAGAGGTACCCGACTTTGAAGTAACTACCCTCTTTACTCCAAAGTCAACAGGGTTTTCTTCAACTTCTTGATACATACTTGAAATATTTTTTATTTCATTTACTTTAGGCTCAACGAACATTACATTGTTTAACGTTATTTCATTTACAATAATTGTTCTAAATTCAATTTCAATTAAGCTCATATCCACCAATAAGTCACATGCTCGCTTCACTTGAAGTTTTGAAAATCCAAACGTTTCTGCTAATTGCTGATAACTCTTTTGTAATTTATCTGACTTGAATTTTTTCTTATAAGTAACCTTGCCAGTATATTCATCTCGAATAACTGTAGGACGATACCAATAAACAATTTCACTTAATACCATAATTGCTACAATGTGAGGCTTACCATTACTAAAATTGATGTAATTAAACCATTCATGATCTACCACATTACCTTTGAAATTTAATCCACCAATTTCAGTTACTACGTTTGTCATAAATATTTACCTCCTCGTACAAACTGCCACATATGCTCGTTCACTTTTGATAATTCGTTGAATTTCATAATGCGGATAACCAACTGCAAAATACTGTTCAATCATTCGCTTTAATTCATCTTTGCTTTTCGCTAAATCCCAGAACTTATTAGGTAATAGCACTTGATATTCAATTAAATCCATGTACTATATCCCTACTTTCCGTGGTATACTTATAACAATATGTTTTTTGAAAAGGACCCACTGCCATGGGTCTTTTTATTTTGTTTTATATCACTCCAAGCCCATGCTTTTATAGGTTCGTAAGTGATATAAAACAAACATGAACCGCATGCGATTAACATTCCAAATATAGCTACTGATGTTGTATCTTCCACTAAATCACCTCCTTTTGCGCTTCAAGCCATGCTTCCAAATCCTTTTGTAGAAAAAGTAGTTTACGCCCTTCTCTTATTACTGGAAACTTAGGATGATTTGCTAATTCATACATCCTACAAACCGCTATGTTTAAGAAAGCTGCTGCTTCCTTCACTCGCATTACCTTGTTTGGTTGTGATTGTTGTTGGAATGAAGCTAAAGCTGCTTGAATTTCTTCGCGAACAACTTCGCGAATTGACTCTTTAATGATTTGATCTAATCCCATTTTGTTTTGCTCCTTTCTAATTCACTTAACCAACCATAACTTAACTTAAGGTTAAGTTATGGGCAAAAAATTTTAATTGCATCTAGCTTCACTTTAAAAAAATCAGCAATTTTCACAATTAAGTCATAATAAGGTCGACGCTTCCCGTTTTCTATATACCAATAATAAACTTCAGTAATACCCACGGCTTCAGCTACTTCCCTACATGTATACCCCTGTTCTACACGTAGCTGTTTTAGAGTTTTCATAAACAACTCCTCTCTTCCGTTTTTGTTGTTATTTACATAATAACTTAACTAAAGGTTAAGTTCAAGCGTTTCCCAAAACTTTTTTAAAAAAAATTACCTTTCCACTTAACTGATAGTTAATATATAATGACAGTGTGACACCATAATTATAATTTTAAAAAATAATTTCATATAAAATAAACTTGGGGTGTTTTTTATTATGTTTAGTCATGAGAGATTGAAATCATTAATTGAAAAAAAGAGCATCACCCAACAACAGTTAGCTGATGCAATTGGTGTTAGTCATGTTTCTGTTTATAATTATGTCGAGGGAAAAAAAGCACCCGGTACACGTACACTTCAGAAGATAGCAAATTATTTAAAAGTAACAACAGATTATTTGTTAGGTTTATCTGATTCACCAGATTTAACAGCGGGCCAAGATTTACAGCTAACAAAAGAGGCACATGAAATTCTTCAAATCATTAATGACTTACCCGAAGAACAACGAAAAAAAGCATTAGAACAATTAGAGATGTTTGTGAACTATGAGAAATCTAAAGGAAATATGTAGTGTAAAAAGACTATCCAAAAGAAGTTAGATAGTCTTTTTTACATAACTTTTTCTTTTTTGGGATCACTCAAACAGATAGAAAATAACGTCTCTTTCGGATCATCCTCTTCTTGCAAAAGTAATAAAGCTTGTTTAATTAGATTAACTTCCCCTTCTTTGCTCTTCATCTTCTTCTATCTCCCTCTTTGTTTTTTGTATTTTTTTTACAAAAATTTCTTTTTTCTTCTTTCAGCAAAAAAAGAAATTTCTCCTAAAACTACAAATGACATCGTCAATTAAGACGATGTCATTTGTAGTTTATTTAAACTTTTATTATGTATTTTACCAACCGCCACCAGGGTCAACCATCATGTGTTGAACTGTAGGTTTGGAATCATTTGTACTAGGTTTTTCTTTTATAGAATCAGTGTTAATGAATAAGGTAGCAGCTATTAATAGTGCGGGAATGATTGTGATTATTTTTTTCATTATTTCACCTCTTTCCGAAGACAATTATACCAATTATTCAAATTAAACCCAAGTGTATTTTTGGTAAATTCGAATAAAATATATTCCCTGACTTTTGACACATCAAAAGAGAACGTTTCATTAACTCTTCTTTTTTAGTACCTTCATATGTTAAAGCTAAATATGCAGTCTGTATGTCTGTTAAACTTCCATTCTTCTCTTTTAATTGATTCAATAGTTTTCTCGCTTCCATTCTGTTACCTTGTTTAATCTTTAAATATGCTAGTTCACCTGAATGAACAACATCTAAGCTACTAATTTCTTTATCATGATGAATCTTTAGAAATGATAATGTATGTTGCACCATTTTTCTTTTTTTCTCGATTCCATTAGTCTTACTATCTCCTATCACTTCTAGAGTCTTTTCCAAATAACATCTTGACCTCTCATATTCATTCGCTGAAAAAATATACGATTCACCTAACTTTAAATATGCATTTACTTTTGGAAAAGAAAAAAAGTTATCCCATTCAAGATCATCTAATAGTTCCATACTAACATTCCTTGCTTCAATGATTTCACCACCCTGCAACGAAGTAACGGCAATTGCTTCTTTATATCGTAATTTATAACATTCTCGAATGTACCTATTACTTATTTTATTTATTTTTATTTCAAGAGATTTTAATCGCTCAATTAAAGAAGTAAAGTTACCCGATTGATATTGCGCTTGACATAATAAAATTTCAATTAACACTTCCATCTCTGAGGTTCTTATTGACTTACTTTCCAAGCTTAATGCCTTATGGTACTGTGCAGCATCAATTTCACCTATATATCGTTTATATATAATTCGATACACACTAGCAAATTCTCTATTTTCTACTACCTTTGATTGTGATTCACTATTTATAATATTAATTAATAGATTAAACTTTCCCCTTAAAGCTAAATCTTCCATTGCCTCACGTAAGTTTTCTGATTTTGGTTTCGTTATATATATATAATCCGTTAATAAATTTTCTTGAACCTGTATGCCTTTGTTTAATAGGATGACTGTTTTGGAAAGAAAGCCAAAACTCATGTCTGTGTTACCTTTAAAAATTTTTGTAACAGTACTTGGCTTAACTCCCCAATAATTTGCTAGTTTATTTTTCCTTATTCCAGCTGCACATAACTCTTTTTCAATTTGATTTAGAGCTTTCCACATGTTTTGTCCCCCTTATTGGAACAAGACACACTTCCCTATCATGAAAACGCACCTTAATGATGAATTACATCTAAAAGTTGTGTTATACTAGCCGTATATGTTACGCATAGTCGTAACTGAAAGGCTCATGGCAAATGTTTTCCCTACTACAATTAGGGCAAACGGTGTAAAAGTGTTCCCAGCACTATTACACACGCTATGGGTCTTTTTCGTTCCGTCAAATTATATTATTAAGAATATTCTATCACAAATAATCCAAACATCTATTCTCTCATATTCTGAAAATACTTGAGAAAGTTGAAAATATTAATATACGCCTTGTTTTTTAGACCTCCAATAAAATATGCAATATTGCATTTGATAACCAGAATAGATATTTCACTATTTTTTAACAACAAATGAAAACCCTACCCTATAACTGAATTTATTTTTATATGGTAAAATATAGCCATCGCTGATATGTCCAAACATGTAATTTTCATAACAGCAAAATTACAACTAGACTTATACAACATGATTCAAAACAAATGAAGGAGTGTTTTAAGTGAAAGGACATATTCGAAAAAGAGGAAATAAGTATTGTATTGTTATTGATATCGGACCTGATCCAGAGACAGGAAAAAGAAGACAAAAGTGGTTCTCTGGATATAAGACAAAAAAAGAAGCTGAAAAAGATGTAGCAAAAAAGATTACGGAGTTGAATGAAGGAACTTTTATCGAACCTTCTAAGGTTACTCTAAAGGATTATTTGTTAGAGTGGTTAAAAGTAAAAGAAATGGAAGTCGACAAAAGTACGTATGCCGGTTACGAATGTATTGTTTTAAAGCACCTTATTCCTGCGCTTGGAAAAAACATCTTTAATAAACTGAATGTGATACAGATTCAACAATTTTATAGAAATTTAACTGGAAAATTATCTAACAGTAGAATCATATTGATTCATAGGGTTTTAAACACTGCATTAAATCAAGCTGTTTCCCAAAATTTAATCACCACAAATCCTGCTAAATTTGCAGCGAAACCAAAAAAAGAAAGAACCTCTATCCAAACTTGGACAGAGGATGAAGTAAAAACATTTTTGTTACATTCACAAAACTCACGATATCATACTGGCTTTATTCTGGCAATAACTACAGGAATGAGGCTAGGTGAAGTTTTAGGTTTACGTTGGCAAGATGTTGATTTCGATAACCACACAGTTACAATTAATCAAACATTAGGTCATGATAATAAAATTAAACAAAGTGCTAAAACAAGTTTTTCTAAACGCACTTTACCTATACCGATAGAAACTATAAATGCCCTAAAGGAACACCACTTATTTATAAAAAAAGAAAAATTAAGATTTGGAAATGCATACAACGATTCTAATCTGATTGTTTGTACAATGAGTGGGAATATTGTATACAGGGATTATTTCCGAAAAAGTTACTATACTATAATCCAAAAAGCTAACGTGCCAAAAATAAAATTCCATGATTTAAGGCATACACACGCAACTCTATTATTAAAGCAAGGTGTACACCCAAAAATCGTTAGCGAAAGATTAGGCCATTCGAATATATCTATGACTTTAAGTGTATATTCTCATGTTCTCCCGAATATGCAAGAGGATGCTGTTAAAAACTTCGCAAAAAACATTTTCGGATGACAATGTTTGCATAATGTTTGCAATCCATATATATAGTCTTAAAACCCTTTATATACCAAGGTTTTAAAGGCTATATATTACAATACCACGTAAACTATTTCTACCATCTGTCACTGAGGCCGCTAGTATTTGCTAACAAAGTATTTTAATTTTCTTATGCATGCCAAAATATATTTTGGCAAATTTGACACACATTTATATCAAACAAGCATATTTTATTGTATGGTGACTATCTAATAATACAAATTTTTAATTTTTATAAGATCTTCTTATTTTTAATTAAAAATCTACAACATTCTAAAACAGTATGCACATAATATCCTCAATTCCCTTTTTCAACATGAAACTTGTCTCAGAGCGCCTTTAACAGCGCTCTTTATCTTTAATAAAGGTTTTATTAAAATTTAGGTTAAAAATTAATACCCTATAGTCATGATAGCTATTTACTGTTTCCAAAATAAGCTGCATTAATAATATAGAAATGAAATACCTATAAAAATTATTACTTTACTATTTCTTTAAACATGCTAGTGAGGTGATTTTGATAGATTATCAAAACAAAGATATGTTCATTAACTTTTCACTTTTAGATATTAACCGTATTATTCTCCCACATTCTCCTACTGGACCTACCGGCTCCACTGGTTCCACCGGGCCTACTGGGGCTACGGGGGCTACGGGCTCTACCGGTTCCACTGGCTCCACCGGGCCTACTGGGGCTACCGGTTCTACTGGGGCTACTGGACCTACTGGCTCTACTGGACCTACTGGTTCCACTGGCTCTACCGGCTCTACCGGTTCCACTGGGTCCACTGGCTCTACTGGGCCTACTGGGTCCACTGGTTCCACCGGTTCTACTGGTTCTACGGGCTCTACTGGTTCTACTGGCTCTACTGGTTCTACTGGACCTACTGGCTCTACTGGCTCTACTGGCTCTACTGGTTCTACTGGTTCTACTGGACCTACTGGCTCTACTGGCTCTACTGGTTCTACTGGACCTACTGGCTCTACTGGACCTACTGGCTCTACTGGTTCCACCGGTTCTACTGGTTCTACTGGTTCTACTGGTTCCACTGGGTCCACTGGCTCTACTGGGCCTACTGGTTCCACCGGTTCTACTGGTTCTACTGGTTCCACTGGCTCTACCGGCTCTACCGGTTCCACTGGGTCCACTGGCTCTACTGGGCCTACTGGGTCCACTGGTTCCACCGGTTCTACTGGTTCTACTGGTTCTACTGGTTCCACTGGCTCTACCGGTTCTACTGGGTCCACTGGCTCTACCGGTTCTACTGGACCTACTGGCTCTACTGGACCTACTGGCTCTACTGGTTCCACTGGACCTACTGGCTCTACTGGTTCCACTGGGTCCACTGGTTCCACTGGCTCCACCGGGCCTACTGGCTCTACCGGTTCTACTGGGTCCACTGGCTCTACCGGTTCTACTGGTTCTACTGGACCTACTGGTTCTACTGGACCTACTGGCTCTACTGGACCTACTGGCTCTACTGGTTCCACTGGTTCCACTGGGCCTACCGGGGCGGCTAGTGTGGGATTAACAAACTATCTATATGTTTTTGATACTACTAACCAATCAATTGCAGTGGGAAGTAGTGTTACTTTTAACACAAATGGACCTATAACAGGAACTTCCCTTAGCCACATCACAGGTACTGGAAATATTATAATTAATACACTAGGAACATATGTAGCAGAGTTTCAATTAGAGGCAGCGCGCGAAAACCAATTCTCCCTTGCACTAAATGGTACACCAATTCCAGGTGGGCGTTTTGGTACGGGGTCACCGCATACAATAAATCAAGGTACTGCTGCTTTTACCGTAACAGTTGTTCCTTCAACATTGACTTTAATAAATAATACCTCTTCAGCAGGCACTATCACTCTCTCAAATAGTGATGGTGGCTCTTTAACAAATGTATCTGCAAGTATAAGTATTTTTCAGGTCGGATAATTAATTTGGTTAGAAAAGTAATTCATAAAGTTTACAAATATAAAAAATGAGGCTTCTCATTTCTAGAGACACCTCATTTTTTATATTAAATTTTAAACTGACTCGTATAAAGATCAAAGTAAAACCCTCGATCTTTCATGAGAGATTCATGATTCCCTCTTTCTAAAATACTCCCATCCTTTATAACGAGGATTTGATCTGCCTTTTCAATCGTTTTGAGTCGATGAGCGATTACGAAACTCGTTCTACCTCTCATTAAATTGTTTAATCCTGCTTGAATTTGCAATTCTGTTCTCGTATCAATATTAGATGTCGCTTCATCAAGAATTAATATGTCTGCATCTGCTAAAATTGCCCTTGCAATCGCAAGAAGTTGTTTTTGTCCTTGACTTAAATTCGATCCTTCTGAAGCAATCTCTGTTTCATATTGTTTCGGTAAATGTTTAATAAAAGAATGTGCCGATGCAGCCTTTGCTGCATTGATTACTTCTTCATCACTTGCATGTAATCGTCCATAACGGATATTATCCATAATTGTCCCAGCAAATAAATACGTATCTTGTAAAACTACTCCTATTTTACTTCGTAAAGAATTGATATCATAATCTTTTATATCTTTTCCATCAATATGAATTTGCCCTTGCTGTATATCATAAAATCGAGTTAATAAGTTTATGATTGTTGTTTTTCCCGATCCCGTTGGACCAACTAAAGCAATTGTCTCTCCAGGCTGTGCCTTAAGACTTACTTCTTTTAAAATTGTTTTATTTTCCACATAACCAAACGAAACATTCTCAAGTTCAACATGCCCTTGTATATTTTGTACAATGAATGCGTCTTTTTTATTTTGAATTTCTGGTACCTCATCCATAATTTCAAAAACTCGTTCTCCCCCCGCAACTGCCGCTTGAATCGTATTCATTAACGTTGCAAATTGACTTAGTGGTCTTGAGAATTGACGAGAATAATTAATAAACGCCGCAATGACACCTACTGTTGTCATTCCGTTTAAGACCATAACTGATCCAGTCCCAATTACAAGCCCCATTCCTAAGTTATTAATAAAGTTCATACTCGGAAAAATAAAAGCTGAAAATGTATCAGCCTTCGTTGCTGAAATTCTTAGTTGTTCATTAATTTTATTGAAATTTTGTACGGTTTCTTTTTCTTTCCCGTATAACGTTGTAACATCCGCGCCTGTTATAGCTTCTTCAATAAAACCATTTAATTCTCCTAAATCTTTTTGACGCTTTGCAAAGTTTTTACCACTATATGCAACAAGTTTTTTTGTAACGAAAAGCATAATAGGTACTGTAATTAAAGTTACAAGTGCCAAAATCCAATTTAATGAGAACATCGCAATCGTCACACCTATAAAGGTTAAAGCTGATGAAATAATCTGTACGACACTTTGCGTCAACGCTTGATTTAAATTGTCAATATCATTTGTCACACGGCTCATTAAATCACCTTGAGAACGTACATCAAAGAACCGTAAAGAAAGCGTTTGGATTTTCTCAAATATATCTTGTCGTATTTTTTGAATTGTCTTTAATGCAACATTAATCATGACATACGTTTGTAACCATGTTAAAAGCACCGTTACACCGTAAATTGCAATAAGTAACATACACATTCTTGCCGTACCGTTTAAATCTTTTGGTACAATATATTGATCTATAATTACTCCCATAAAATATGGACCTAATAACCCAAGTAATGTCGTAACAAATACTAGAAATATAACGAACATTAGAGCAGCCTTTTCATACCCCATATAGTTCCAAATCCGTTTTACAGTTCCTTTAGTATTTTTAACTTTTCCACTCTTAGGCGAGTTACGTCCACCTTTATTAGCAAATTGTCCTTGAAAATTACGCAT